AAACTAATGACAACCAAAGTGAGGTGTCCTATTCACCTCAAATAACATTATACATGTTTTTACATTTTTTACAACGAACATTATACATATTTTTACATTTTTTACAACGTAAAAAAAGAACGCTTTTTAGCGTTCAATATCTGCTTTAATTAAAGCCTTAATGTATCCATTCACATTCGCACATTTTTCTAAATGATCGTAAATGTCTTTTTCTGTCTTCTTGTTTACTTTAATAGGAAAGTTCTTTGTGTTCGATTTATTGTATTTGGCACTCGCTCTAAGTTGCGCCTTGCTTGTTTTTTCATTCAATGCTATCACCTCTATTTCATTATATCATAAATAAGCAATATGTGATACTTATAATTTTAAAATTTAAGAAGGTTGATTTTTGAAGAGTGTTTTTATCAACCTTCTATATAGCGATTACTAACATAGGAAATCTAATTTTGTGAGGTGATTTCCTTCTTTCTTCTTCTTTATTTATGCTTTCATCACTGTTTAACGCATTGAAAATGAGATGGTAAATCTAAAATGCATAAAGTCCTGTTTTGATTAGTGCAGGTAACTAATATCAATCGTAAATATCAATGCGTTGTTGAATCCCTATATTGAAAATGAGATTAAAGAAACAAAATCTAAATAGGTTTTTAATAGAATTTTCTTATGAGTCCTGTTTTGATTAGTACAGGTAACTAATGTTTTTAAAATTGGTGTATCAATATAGGGATATACTTATATTTTATATATATTTTTCTGCTTCTTCAAGACTTTCAATTTCTTCTAGTTCATTTTCTAAATCTTTTATTAGATGTTTTAAATAAAATATTCTTTGTCTCAATATTTGTTTTTTAGTTTGTGCTTTATATCCATAAGGAATAGACTCATTATCTGCCACAAGATCAATAACATTGCATACAATAGTATCATTTTTTGTCATTTTCTGTATCTCCTCTTAAAAAATACTCTTTCCAACATTTCATGGATTTTTTTAAATATTCATTTTCTTGTGATTTACTGCTATTTAATTGGTCATTTAAACTCATACATTGATAATCACATATATTACATTCATTCATTTTTTTGTCTGAAATCGTTGATAAATCATAGTTACAAGGGCATCCATCTATTCCGTCATTATGAATATATTTGCAAGCCTTATCAAGTGCTTTTTCTAATGAATCTTTATTTTCCTCATTATTTATAATGCATTGAATCACTATTGCAAATCCTCTTGAGTTTCTTGTAATTCCTAAATGCGTTACAGTTCTATCGCCTACTTTTTTATCTATGAAACACTTGTCATTTATTAAATCTTTTTTATACGCAACAACAAAATAATCACCTATGGACATTACAACAGCAACTGATTCATTACTCATTGTTTCCAATACTTCATTTACTTTCATTTTCAGAAACCTCACAATTTTTTAGCAGTTCCACAATTGATTGCGGTTTTTCATCATTCCATGATACGCATAAAAACATATCTTCACATAAATTTAAATTATCGGAATCAATTAAATTTTCCCATGTTTTTCCATCTTTTTTTGGTTCATACTCATATACATATAGGTTATCGTTATAATCTCTTGCAATATAGTTACGGTTTTTATATAAGCAATGTTTTAAAATATCACGTTCAAATTTTGTTAACTTAATCTTTTTTTCAATTTGTTCTTGTTCAAATTCAATAGTTACAATATTTGAAGCATTGATTAATAGTGGTTCTTCCATTGTTGCATTGATTGTTCTGTAGCCTACAAAATCATTATTACAAAATTCATAATCTTCGTAAATTTCAATTGCTTCATTTGTTTTAAGATTTTCTTTCATTTTTTTAATGTACTCATTAGGGATAAAACATTCTTTTTTAATTAAATATTTATCTCCGTTAATCATTTCAATAGTTACATTTAAATTAGTCATACTTATTCTCCTTCTTTTACCCACTTCATCATATTTTCAGCATTGTAAAATGGACATTCTTCATTACATTCTACTACCTCACCATTTTTGTTATCCTTACAATTTTTATCAAACCAATTAAAATACACATCATTGCAATATGCTTGACAATCTATCATTTCAAGTAATGAGTGCATTTTTTTATCATTAACAATCATTTTTTGATACCTCATATTCTTCAAAAATATCTTCAATATAACCTATACAAGTGTTAACACCATAATTAAAATATTCATCTCTTTCATCACCTTCAATACGAACTTTTTGATCGTTCAATGTATCAATTATTTTATTTCTTAATTCTTCTATTGTCATAAATTATTATTCTCCTTATCTTCTGCAATTCCATTTACAATCACCGACATTATAACGAATACTGCTATAGCAATTACTGATATTACAATAAGAACACCAATAATCAATATGAGAATAGCAAATATAGAAAATACATTTTCTAATATATGTAATAAAAACATATATATCACTCCTCGCCTAAAGGACAAAAATAATCAATATATTTATTATCAGTAAATTTAACCATTGTAGGCTCAGCACGATAGATATTGCCTTTTTCATCTTCTATTATGGCAAATAACTTGCTTATCTGTCCTGCTGAATGGCCACCAACAGCAAGGGATTCTCCTATCACATTTGACCACTGCTCAAAGCAGTGAAATATATAATTTTCATCTTCATATGTGCATGTTCTATAATAATCTTCCATAATATTCTCCTCTTATAAAATAAATAAGTAAATCATTATCATTAATGTAATAGCATATGCTACTGCAAGAATAAAGAAATCTCTATTAGATGCTTTATTATTTTTAACTAATTTACTATTTAATTTCTGCATATCATCTATCTTTTTTAAATTCTCATTGTAAACATTCAATATAGTTTGACCTGTTTCTTTATAACTTTTATACCTATCTTCTAAATCCTCATTTTCAACTTTTAAATCTTCCAATTCTTCTTCTAAACAATGCTTTTCACTTTCTAATTCTTCAATCTGACTTTGTAATTCTGTTATCTGCTCTTCATGCAGTTCCATAGAAATAACGTTCATATTATCTCACCCACTCCGTTTGACTATACATTCCTGCGCCTGTTGCTGATTCAACAAGAATATAAGTTTCTGATTCTTCTTTTACAACATCTATTCTAGTTACAATTGTATCTTCATATTTATTTCTCTTTTTTTATATACTCCTCTTGACAAGCAATATTAAATGCAGTACCTCTAAAAGTTATAATATCAACATCATTTATTCTTAAAATAATCTTAGTTGTGCTTGCAAATTTCGGTAATAATTGGTTTAATCTCATTTTCAATACCCTCTCTTTTTAATCTCATTTTCAAGTTCATCTTTGTTTTCAAAATTAGGATAACCTTTTGCAATCGCTCTTATAAAAATGCCTGTTATCTCTTTTATTTCTTCTTTAAATTCTTCATCATTCTCACATTCACGTTTTATTTCTTCTAAAAAATCCTCCTCTGTCATTTCATTTTTTTCATTCATCATCAACTACCTCACAATCAGCAAGAACATCTTTTATTGATGTTGGTTTATCATCTATCCATTTAACAAATTGGAATAAATCCTTTAAGAAAGAAGCATTTTCATATCTTCCTTCTCCTACACCCCAATATCCACCTTTAAAATCTTTTGTCGGTTCATGAGTTAATATAAAAATCTTTCCCGTATAATCCCTAACAATAAATCTATAATCTGTATTATTTAAAATATAATTTAAAATTTCATATTCTAATCTTATTAGTTTGATTGGTTTTTTATACTCAGATAATAGCCAATTATAACGTCCATTGTTGCAACCTTTTCCACCATTAAATGCACAATTTTCACATTTTACATTTAGACAACCGCCAAATGTCATATCGTATTTATTAAAAGCACTACACCATAATTTATCTGCTTCATTTAATGATTTTAATTCATCTTTGTATTTTTCTGCGTTTAACATTTTAAAAACCCTCCAATAGTTGTAATGATGAAATATCATCAATAGATATAGTTAATTGATCAACAATGTAAATTGTGAATCGTGATACATATGATACATACTTAATGTCATATCCTTCTTTATAAAACGTTACTATTTTGCTACCATCTGCAATTTCCCTTGAAATATAACTAATCATTTCTTTGATTGTTAAATTGTTTCTTCTATCAAAATCCTCATTACTATTTAACTCATATCTATCGCCATTCTTCATAAGAATAATTAATTTAGTTATCTTCATTATCAACTACCTCGCAGTTATTGAGTAATTTTTCAATCAATGTAGGTTCTTCATCTTCCCACTGCACAAATTGAAATAAGTCATTAATTACATTAAAAGTTATATAAGTTTCACAATTAAACCACATTCCACCATTTTTTTGAGGAGGGTTATTTCCTTTGTGAGCATATAAATATCCTCCAACTCCTCTTGTTAAATACTTGTAATCTTTTTTATAAAACAACTTTAATAATAAATATTCTAATCTAGTTAATTTAACAGGTGATTCTTTATATTCCGACAAAAGCCAATTCATACGTAGAAAATTGCAATCATTATAATCATTATTATTAAACACACAATTTTTACATTCGAGACCTCCGCAAGGTCTTACTACACTTGTATTGTCTATATCAATTGCGAAATAATCACTATCATTCATTATTGCTAGTATTTCGTCTTTGTACTTTTCTGCATTAATCATTTTTTACTCCTCCTCCAAATAATTAATTGATGCAATATTTTTTGAATTGATTGAAACATGTGATAAATATGTCTTTCTAATAGCAAATGAAGGTGATTTATGAAATCTATAAAAATACTTCACATATATAATTTCCTTTGCAATAGTGTTGTCAATTTCAATGAAATTCATATCATCAAAATTTCTTGTCCTTAAAATTGTTATTTTTGTGTCATGTAAATGATATTCATCACCATTTACCATTTTAATAACTAAATTTTTCATTTTCTTTTGCTCCATTCTTCTTTATCTTTATTCTTTGCAACTAACATAAAATAAAATGTTGCAATACCTTCAATGCTAGATTTATCTTTTATGCATTCTCTAAATAATTCTGCATATTCTTCATATCCTTCTGCAATCATTAAAGACCAATCGCTTACAAAAGGCATTGCATCTCCGATTGCTTGTTTTAAAGCCTGTTTGTATACTTCAAGATAAAATGTAGAACTACAGTCCAATAACCATTTTTCATGTCTTAACTTTGCATTTTCCTCTCTTGCTTGTGCTAACTTTCTTTCTAGTTTAGCAACATATTCACTTGAATATGTTACTTCTTTTAATTCTTTTTGATCCATTATATCTTTGCTCCCTTTTTACTCATTCTCATTAAAAATACCTTTTATCTTTTCTTTTATCCAATTTATCAGTTCCTCAATAAACAACTTAATCATTGAACCTATTAAATAAACAATACAACTAATCACAAATAATATTCCTGCTAGTACATATTGCAGAATAACTCCACCAACCAAGAATAATATGAGTGTTAAATATATATTTCCGAAAATATACATATATTAATTTTCCTTTCTAAGCCATTCTTTTATTCCTTTTGTATTTTTGAATTGGCAACTTCCACATTTCTTCGGTTCATTGATTAATACCCCATGACAGCAATACTTTCCATAGGCTTCTTCGTACAAGTAGTCACAATTATGACCAAAAGCATTCAGAAGTTTATCAAGTTTTTTTTCATCAACTTTAATCATCATATTCTCCAAATTCCCATTGATCAGTTAAATATTTGAATAAATTTTTAGCATTGCAACATGGACAAAATGCTTCATCACATAATCCCATATCGCAAGGTGGATATTCTTCCATATTTATATCTGCCAATGCTATTTTTATTGCTAAACAATCACTTGTTTTATAAAGCAATTCAAGCAGTGCTTTCAACATTTTTTCATCAACTTCCACTTTTACCAACCTTCTTTAATTCTGAAATTTCAATTTTTAAATTTGCATTTTCTACCTCTAATCTATTTGTATATATTTCTAGTTTTGTTGTATAAAATGCCAATCCCATAAAACTACCCATTTCTCTAAAATCCTTTTTAAATGGTCTCTTTATGAGTTTCTTTGTTAGTCTATTCATCATCTTCTATATATCCAACCTTTATAATATCCTTTTCTTTTCTTGCTCTTCTGCGTATATTATTGATTGTTGTATGCAATATATTTGATAACTCTCTAGCCGTTCCAACGGCTTTTAATTCATCACCTTCATAATATGCATACAACGCTTTGTGTTGAATCATTGTTATTTCTCCATTTACTATTTGAAGCATTCTATAACTTGTTTTTATTAATTCTTTCTAATAATACGGCTAATCTTTTCTTGTTTAATTCTGTCCCAACAAACTTTTTATTGTATTTGTTTGAATAGAAGCCAACCAATCCTCTACCCATGCAAGGGTCAGCAATACATTTATAATCTACATTTTCACAAATCCATTCAATGACATTCTGTTCATCAATTCCTTCAAATGGATAATTTGGCAACTCTTCATTACTGCATGTGATAATCCAACATTTATTCTTTTTGTTATGATAATACATACTTTCATAAACTTTAACGTTTTTATATCTCTCTTCACACTTTTTGATGAAACTATCTCTATTTGCTTTGAATACTTCTAGAAATAACTTCTTTGGTTTTATTTCATCTACACACTCAAAGAAACGATTTTCAAATGGTGTGAAACTAAACTTTCTTTCTTCTTTATCTGCCTTTGTATAAAATGTGTTGATGTTTGATAAACTACAAGGTGGATCGCTGAAAATGCAATCTGCTTCTTTCATGAAATATGGTAAAGGTTCAAAAATATCATGAACCTTTACTTTTCCTGTACCAATTTCAATTTCTCCTTCCATGTCATACTTTTTATATGCTTCTCCATATTCCCATTTCTTACTCATTTTCTGATTCTCCTTCATTATCAAATTTTCCTACTTCCCAACTCTTTGAATATTCAACATTCTTGAATAATTCAACAATTCCTGTTAACTGTTTGTATCTTAAAATTGTATCCATATCAATTCCTAAATGTTTTGAAATCTCTTCTTCTGATAAACCTTGTTCTATTAGGCTTCTAACAATCTCTGCATCTCCATCTACTGCATGCACTCCCCTAGCCTTGTTAAACTGAATTGTTGCTTGCATTCTTTGGGATAAATCATGTTCTAGTACAACAATAGGAACTTTCTTAATATCCAACCATTCGGGCATACACATAGAATATCTATGAAAGCCATCAATGATTACATATTTCTCGTCTTCTTCACTCCAAATAGTTACGATAGGAAAACAAAAACCATTATCAATAATTGATTGCTTTAATAGTTCCATTTTGTCTCTTGGTACGTTATTTGGGTTGTAATTGTTTGCTTGTAGCATGTCTCTATCAACTAGTTTTGTGTTCATGCATGGAATTTTAATTTTCATACTTGTGTTTCTCCTTTATAAAATCTTTTTCCAATAATTAACCCTTTCTGTTATAGGGTCTTCTGTGTTCTTTACTGCAAATACATTTTCGACATCATTCAAGATCAATTGCTTACATTCCTGTCTTGCTACATATTCATTGTTTAAATGCTTTGCAAATCGCTTTTCAAACTTCTTTTTTAATTCCTTGTTAGGATATGTTAATAATAGAAAATCTCTGTATTCTCTCCATGATTTATAATTCTTAGGCAACTTCTGCACTTTAAACATCTTTCTATCTTTTGCGGTCTCTTGTGCAAATGAGATACCTTTCAATCTTTTTAATAATTTCTCATATGTATCAAATTCAAATTCGGGTAAATCTTTAATGCTTTTAAATGATTGCTCATGTGTCAAACTTGATACTCTAATTTCATTTACCGTCTTACCTTTTCTATAAGCAAAATCATAGAACTTATGATACTTTAAATTATTCTCTCCAATGAATTTCCAAATGTCTGAAAATGACCAATCATAAACAGGATAGAATGTATAATTTGTTCCTGCTCTCTTAGTGCTCCAATATATATCCTTATATCCTGTGTTCTTAACCATTGTTCTATATCGGTTTAGGCTTTCATCTGCTCTTAGCCCAACTAGAAAAGCCGTATTCTCAAAAGATAATTCAAAGTTATAAAGAAGATCATAAAACCCAAAGCCCTTTAACTTATTTGATACTCTTGTCTTATGACTCCATGTCTTATTGAGAATGTTCTTACTACTTCTTTTATGCATCCATACAGGTTTCTTTGCTTGCTCCCATGCGTGTAATTGGTTGTCTGTATATGATGTTGAATTAGATAAATTAAATGGAATCTGAACCCAAAATCTATTTGTATTTTCGGGGTACATACTCATTAGATACTCAACCATTTCAATAGTGGATTGATATACAACTTCTTCATCAAGAAAGAAGATACCTATCTTTCTTCCTCTCTTTCTTGCTTCTTGTAATGCTAGATAACATAATACCTCACTATCCTTACCACCACTAATAGAAACCATGATGTTATCAAATTCATCAAAGACATATTCAAGTCTTTTCTTTGTTGCTTCAAGAACATTAATGTCCTTGTATTCTTTCGCTAACATTTTCTAACTCCTCCTTGAATTTCATCAATTGACCATAATAATATTTATCAACCTTCAATTGATTTACAACAACATTCATTTCTTTTTTTATCTTCTTCATACTGTCAAACTTATTGACATATTTCTTGTTTACGCTTTCGCTATACTTTAGAAGTCTTCTAGGAATAATATCTGCATCTTTTTTCACTTGTTTAATGGCTTCTTCTTTTTCTTTTTCATATTCTAATACGTATTCATCATCAACCGTTATTTCTGTCTTGTTAACAATGAAATCAACTTTTCCTAAAGTGACATCTTTAAACTTTGTCACATATTCATATTTTTCCTTTAAGAAAGGGTTGTTTTGTATCATGTCATATAGAATCATGAAATCTTTTTCTTCTCTCACAATAGGATAATAATTGAAAATCAAAACGTTGTTTGTTTGCAATACATATCTTCTTAAACAGTTATAGTTTAAATTGTATCTATTGCTATTTTTCAAGCACTCATTGAATACTATCAATGATTTTTTGTTTATCTCTTGTAGCAATCTATAGAAGTATTTATATCTGATAGTATCAGCATATTTTATACATTCATTTTTAACTGATAAATCAAAATCTAATTTATCACCAAACACATAAACCTTTTCAATTTCATTCTGTTTGATGTATTCATTTATGATTTTTTCTTTATCTTGCTCACCTATGTATATATGTTTCATATTAATCTCCTTCATAATATACATTTTTGTCCATGTCTCTCATTTCCCAAGCAGGACTATATAATTGATTCTTAAACAGTTCTGCAACGCCTGTTACTTGTTTCAATCTGTATACCTCTTCCATTTCCATTCCTAATCCTTTAGAAATCTTTTCATCTGTTACACCTTGATCTATGAGCGCCTTTACTAAATCACTCATTAATTCAACTTGATGAACACCTCTAGCCCTATTGAATTGAACCGTTGCCATCATTCTGTTACTAATATCTTGTTTTAGGATTATGATAGGTATTTCTTTAGCCTTCAAATATTCCTTGAAAATCGTGTATCTATGGAATCCATCAACAATAATATACTTATTTTTTTGCTTGTCATATATCGTTACAACAGGAAAGCAAAACCCATTGTTTAATATGCTTTGTTCCAATAGAAGCATGTTATTCTTTGATACATTGTTAGGGTTATAGTCATTCGCTTGTACTTTATCAATATCAACTAGAACCGTATCAAAACATGGCAATTTTATTTTTCCTTTCTCACTTTCAATCGTTTTCATATAATACTCCTTTCCAATAATTTAACTTCTTTTCTCTTTCATCTTCCCTATTGTTTATAGGTAAGTTGTTTTCATAATCATTCAATATCAACTGCTTACATTGTTGTCTAGCAACATAATTATTATTTAGTTGCTTTGAGAATCTCTTTGTAAATATCTGCTTTATACTTTCATCTTTGATAGTTGATAATAAGAAATCTCTATATTGAATCCAATTATCATAATTTTTAGGTAATTTTCTACATTTAAGCATCAAATCATCTTTCCCATAAATATTACCTACTTGTATACCTTTTGTTCTTGCCATCAATTTATCATATGTTTGTGGCTCAAATTCGGGTAACTCTACCAATGATTTAAATGCTCTTTCATGTATTAGGCTTGATACTCTCATATCCTTCATGCCTAATCCTTTCTTATATTGATAATCATATATTTTTGAATATCTTATGTTGTTCTCATATAAGAACTTCCAAATATCTTGAAAATTCCAATCATACAAAGGATACATTTGAAAGTTTCCTTGTGGTCTCTTGGTGCTCCAATATATATTTGGAATACCAGGATTTTTTATAACCGCTCTCCATCTATTTAGACTTTCTGAAGCCCTCAACCCTATCAAATAAGCCGTATTTTCATAAGTTAATTGAAAATTATCTAAAGCATCATAGAACCCAAAACCTTTTTTCTTGTTTGCTATGGTCTGTTTATTTACATTCCATGTGGGTTGTTTTATGCTGTCTTTTTCTTTTGGTCTTAACCATACATCTTGTTTTTCATGATCCCATACTTTAAATTGTGTTTCATCAATGCTTGTTGCATTTGTTAGATTAAATTCTAATTGATACCACAATTTAATTGTGTTTTCGGGATATAGATTCATGATGTATCTTACTTGATCAATTGTTGATTGATATACAACCTCTTCATCAAGAAAGAAAATGCCTACTTTTCTACTTCTTTTATGTGCTTCTTGTAAAGTCATATAAGCCAATACAGTACTATCTTTTCCACCACTAATAGAGACTACAATATTATCAAAATTATCAAATATCCACTCTATTCTTTTTCTTGTGGCATCAACCACATTTATTTTTAAAAACGTTTGCCTTATCATAAAACTCTTTCAACCTTTCTAGCCATTTTAAATAGTCTTCTTTATACCATTTATCCATAGGCAATTCACTTGTAAGAATGTTTATATCCTTTTTTCTTGTCTTTGTTAACAGTTCAACAAAATCTTTTCTGTTTGTTGGAAAGTCTAAAATGGTATTCAATTCATCATCTTTATATGTTGTTAAATCCTTATATCTTCTATTTCTTGATGTGAAACTGTTATTCACTTTTTCTATGTTCTTGTGTTTTATATCGCCACACAACATAGATAATGTATTAGGAATAATATTGGGATTCTTCAAACCTATTTCATTAAATAGCCTATCTCTTTCTTTGTTGAATGTTTCTTTATCTTCATCAGATACATCAACATTTATGAAATTTAAATTAATTTCAATAGTCTTTATGAAATACTTGAAATCTTTGAATAATTCATAGTCAAATCTTTCACCTTTGTATTTAACTCTATTGTAGAAATCTAATAGAATCATAAAATCGTTGCTATTCTCAATGAATGAGAAATAGTTGAATACTAGCCTGTGAGGGGTTTGATTTATGAGGTTTGCGATACAGTTATATTCCGTACTATATCGTTGTTGGGATATAAGAAGATTGTCTAATACAATCAACGTATATCTATTTACAGATTGCAATAATCTGTAATGGTTCTTATAGTCATGAACATCATGTATTTCTATATATTCGTGCTCTATATTCAAATTGTAGTTTTCAAATAACCTCTTCGTATAAATAACAATAACATTTCTTACATCGTTGTTATTTACATAGAAATTGATTATTTTTTGTTTGTTCCAATCTCCTATGTAAAACATATATTCTCCTTTCATAAAGCCTTATCTTTTGCGACAAGGCTTTACACGTGGTTTACGTGTTTCTTCAACACGCTTACCATTATAGATCATTTGAGTAATCTCTAATGCGTAATAACGGCGACCATCCTCACCGTTAAAGAAAAGCATGTCACTGAATCTTTGTGACAACTGCTCTTCACCGTATGGAGTGACATGTTCAACACTCCATAGTTGCCCATTAGGCAACATGTAAGTACCATCATCGCTTACATTTTCTAGAGATTCGATTTCCTCGAACCCCATTTTTCCTATTATTGTATTTACATATTTCATTTTTCTTTTCCTCTCTTTCCTTTGCTGTATACATTATAACATATGTAACACATATACGCAATGCTTTTTTTCCTTTTTTTACCTTTTACCACAAAGGGTTTACTTTCCCTTTGTAGTTTAAATATAACCCTTCTTGAAATACTTTATATTTTGTTAAGATGTGAATTTGTTCATTACCCAAGAATTCACCGTCTTGGCTATAATACTTGCCATATTTGGTTTTTCCTTCTTCATAGTGGCAATATTCAAATTCACCACGATCAAGCGCTTCTAACGCTTGATTTTTTAATTCTTCAATTTCTTTTGAGGTTGCTTCTCTATAATCAACCTCTCTTTCTAAAAATATATCTCCATTATCAGCAATCCAAACTTTCTTTAATTTCAACATCTTCTTTTCCCCTTTTCATTTATGTTTACTATTTGAAGCACAAGCGCTATGCTTGTACTACTTTTTCAATTTTTTCAACTTGTGATGAATCAAATAATGAAGCGCTAACCATAATGAACTTGCTTTCTTCTTCATTATCTTCATCTTTCTTTCTATTTCTAACCTTTTTCCAAAGTTTAGTTTTAATTATTGCTTTGGAACCTTTCTTTACTTGATATCCTTTATACTTCCATTCTTGATATGTCATATATGGTAGCATACCGAATTTTTCAAGCATTTCATTTACCTGTTCTTTTGTTAATAATTCTCTAGTGATTACCTCATTAGCAATGATTTCTAAGTTTGTCATGTTCTTTTTCCTCTCTTTCTATATATCCATTGTAACATATGTGATACATATATACAAGAAGAAAATAGAATTTTTGCTATTATTTGTCTAAATGTCTTTTATCCATTTAGTTCCTTCTTTCTGCAACTTCTGTTTAATCAAATTATCAAGCGTGCTTTTCTTTCTTATGTTTTCTAGTACTAAATCTGTAATACCTAAATCAGTGAGAATATATGTATATTTGATGTCTCTTTCTTGTCCCAGTCTCTTGATTCTATATTTTGATTGTTCTAGTTTTGAATACTCAAAATTGATACTTGAATATACTATTTCATTGCAAAATTGAAGATTTAAAGAGAAAGCACCACAACCATATGTCATTAATAAAGGCTTTTGATCTTTCTTGAATGATTCTATAACTTTATTACGATTATTCGTATTTCCTGTTATCACATAACAATCTATCTTGCTTTGATAGTATTCAATCTCTTTTAAATAATTACAGAATACAATTACTTGTTTATTTTCTATGTACTTTATAACTTCATCATTCTTTCTTTCGTATGTTGATGCTATAACGTTCAATGATTGCAACATATTTATAATTGCTTCACTTGAGCCATATTCAAGAACCTTGTCTAGACTTTCTTCTTTGATTCTGTAATATTCATCATCATCAATATAAGAAACCCATTTATAAGATTCATCTTCATTCTTGCTAAATTCCAAATCACATTGATAGATATAAGGACTAACCATCTTGTTTAGCACATCAGCGTTTACTTCACTGAATTTATAAAAGGTGTGTTCTCTACTTTCGTATTTCTTCTTATATCTTATTTTGTTAAAGAATTTGTATCTAAACTCATTCTCATTCATTCCGATAATTTTATGACTTAAAAATTCCATCTGATTGTATAGATCAAATTCATCTTTTACTATTGGTGTACCATTCAACACTAAAGCATAAGAACAAAGGTTTCTTAATTCCATTGTTCTCTTTGTTCTTTTTGTGTTTCCGTTCTTAATAAAAATGCTTTCATCTGCAATAATGAAAGCGTTCTTTTTTGTTTTCATATTTTTCAATAATTCTAAGTATTTAACATCACTACTTGAAATAGTCTCATATCCTACTATTTCATAATCACAACGAATACCCCATTTTTTTATTTCCTTCTCTATGTTCCCTTTTGTTGAAAATGGGCAAAGATAAAGCATAAAGTCAGTATCTGTATTATTCACTAGTTCTAAAGCGACTCTTGTTTTACCACTTCCCATTTTCATAAACAAAGCACCAACACGCATTTTAGAAAACTTATCAAATGCTAGTTTTTGATTTACTGTAATCATTTCATTAACTCCTTTGGTATTTCAATATCTTCTATTTCTATTCTCTTTGGTTCTTCAACCTCATAATAAGAAGATTTTATAAAATTTGTATAGTCGTCAAAATCATCTTCAACAACTTTAAACGCTTCTTCAAAGTCCTCAACGCTTATACTTTTCTCAGCAATCTTTTCATATTTGTTTGTCTTTCCACTTCCATTCTTGAAGATGTTGAAAGTGAAATCATCTGTATATAATAGTTCATAACTACTACCTCTATAGTATGATTCTTTGACTAACTTCTTTGGATGCCAAAAAAGAAATCCTTTATACTTTGAACTCAAAGGCATTTTAACAAGGACTGATTTAACAGTCCTTGCTTTTATTTGGTTTTCACATAGGTTTACGCTTTTCCATTTCATTTTCGATAACCTCAACTAACATATTTCTAAAATCTGAAAGGATATCATTGTATCTTTTCAACGTTTTAGCATCTTCTAAATTTCTTTTGTATGCCTGTACTGTTTCCAATACAAGCATTTTTCTAACCTCAACATCATATAAGATATTTAGATCGTCCATAATATTGATCATATCCATAGCAACTCTATCATTAATAATTTTCATCTTTTTATCCTCCTTAAAATTTATCAATTCCTAATTCTTTTCCTTTTTTAGTTAGGCTCTTGTATGAGAAACCGAATATTCTTTTTACTCTTTGCAAGTGCCATAGGTCACCGAACCACCCACTACCGCAACCATTCTTTTTAGCAACATAATAAAGTTGCTTATTTTTATCACAATAGTAGTAGTCCCAATTTGCATCTCCTACTATTATGAGTTCTAGTGTTCTTTTTCCATCAATAATTGTATTTTTCATTTTTCTTTTACCAATTTTGAACCCCTTTAGGTTCTCCTTTCTTATTACATTTATAATTATATATGTATTACATAGAAATATCAACACTTTTTTATAAAAAGTGGTGATAAACACCACTTATATAAATAGTGTCTTTTTGATATTTCTATATTTATAATTGATTACATAAACTTTATTATGCTTTCTTACAAGAAAATCTTGTTTTTTAATTTTCTTGCCTATCTCGCTTTCAATACGATTTTTTAGTTTTATGTTTAATTCTGTATTCATTTCTACATTATAACGTTTATCTTTTTCGTTATATTTATTCATTTGTCTTTGCTGATGTTTATTATAATCATCTTCTTTTGTTAAATATATAATTTCACCTTTTGAAGATACTCCATAGAATTTTGCCAAAGTTTTAATTAACTTTGTTTCTTTATTCATTTCTTTATATACGCAAAGATTCACTTTATGTTCAGTCCATGATCCCTCATTTTCTAACACAATATAAATTCTTTTAGTTGCTCTATTAATATCTGCATCATTTGCTAATGATACTAAACATGTACCATTATTCCACCCACAACTTGCATTATTCAATACAAGTTCTTTGTCTTCCATTAAAATTCCTATTGCTTTTTCAGTTGCCATTCTTTGAATATCATTTCTTGAAAATTTCATTTTCTCTTTTCCTTATGAGTTCCTTTGAACTCCCTTTCTTAATACAAGTACATTATAATATATGTATCACTTATATTCAAGGGTTTATTTACATTTTTTACTTTTTTTGCATAAAAAAGACACTCTATTGAGTGTCTAATTCTCCCACTTCTATATTACTGTAATTACAAGGAATGTTATTTATATCACCTTTATAGAAGATTAATATATTTTGATGTGCCTTTGCTACTTTCCTTTTTTTGAATACATATCTTGCTCTTAATGGTATTGTTCCTAACTGTTCTAGCAATATGATTTCATTGTATGTCATGAACCCGTTTTTGTTGAAGCATTCTTTAGTGTAATCAATAAAGTTTCTGTAATATCCTTTCTTGTCTCTTACATCACCAACAACGAAAATTGCAAAACGATCATTCTTTACTTTTCTGCAAGAAATATCAATTATCTTTCTATACACTTCTTTAAACTGCTCATAATCCATGTTTGATATGTCTCTTTCATCATCGCTATATACTTCTAAATCTGCGTAAGGTGGACAACTGAATAACAAATCAACACTATCATCTTCAACGTATAAATCAGCGTTTAAACTATCGTCACATATCCATGTTGGATTCAATCCCATCTCTTGAGCATTTAATATATTTGCTTCAATTTGTTCTTTTCTCAAGTCTATTCCTGTGTATTTATATCCTAGTTTTTCTGCAACTATACCTCTTACACTACCACCTGCAAAGCAATCAAATATACTGCCTTCATGCACATTAAACCATTTATACATGACTTCACATAAAACAGGGTCAAATATGCTTGTTCCTGTTAAAGTCTTTGAACCTTGCTTTTCTGCTAGTTGCTTCAAGCCTTGACCTAATAACGCTTCATCTCGTCCAACATCACTAGAAATACCAAGGCTTTTCCATGCTCTCTTTCTATCTTGCCAATACCCTTGTCTTGTATCAAATACACTTATTGGTGGTATTAGAAATTCATCTGTTAACTTCTTGCTTGCTTCTTCCTTAATTTCTTCTTCATCTTCATTTAAAAATGACATGTCAAAATCAAATTCCAACATGTCAATATCCTGTATGTTCATTAATTCTTGCTCCAATAGATTAAAATCATAATCACTGTTCATTGTTAACTTATTATGTATGAGCCTATAGGCTTTCTTCTGCTCCTCATTCAAATGAGATAGCCTAATACATTCAACCTGTTCATACCCTAATTGTTTCAATGCTTCATATCTTCCATGCCCTTCAATGATTATATTGTTTTCATCAATTGCTATTGGATCGTTGTTATTAAATTCAATTATAGATTTCTTAATCTGCTCAATCTGTTCTTTTGGGTGTTCCTTTGCGTTATTTTCATATGGTATTAAATCATCAATATTCAATACTTCTATTTCCAATAAAAACACTCCTATTATTTATTTTTTGTTCATGAATTTCAAATAATCATGTACCTCTGTTCTTAGTTGAAACATGTATTTCATTAAATCGTTCTTTCTATAACTTGACTTTGTTTCTTTTAATTGCTTTTCAACTTCTCTTATTTCTTCATAATAATCATCAATCGTTTTTAGGTTGTCTATTCCTTTCATAATGTCACCTCATGTTAATTTTATAACATATTATTTACTATTTGAATACTAAAAATCAAATATACTCATTTGCTTCATTTTTGTTTGTGATTTTTCAATATCATTTGATTTATTTAAATCATTTACATATAGCGTTATAAGTTCATCATACTTATTAAGCCAAATAGTATCGTATAATTTATTGTTTATTGTGTATATAAAGCCTTTGTGTTCTTCTATAAAATCTAATGTTTCATAAAATGCACATGTTCCATATGATTTTATCATCATATATTTAGCGTTCTTTTGAGATTTCTTAACATATCTATCTGCTAATTCAACCTCTATTATTCTATTAGGATCGCTTATTGATATGGCTATCATGATTTAGAATACTCCTTATATTCTTCTTCTGCTTTCTTTCTCCTTTTGGTTGTTTCTGTTGGTTTTAATTCGGGGTGCGTTTCAAAAATCTTTCTTCTTGCTCGTGTTACTGAACCAAATGAAGGAAAGCCATATTTCTTATGATTTAACATCACCTCGCTAAATCTATCAATTGTTGCAACATTAAAGTTAATTTCTCTATATACTGCATAAACTAATACAAAATCATCACTTCTTGTTTGTTCATATTTTTGTAAGACTTTTAAAACAATGTCTTCTGTTCTTTCTAGTTCCATATATGTATATTCCTTTCTACTCGCCTAATTGTTCCATCAATTGTCTAAGTTCTTCTTTTTCTTTATTCCATTCTTCAATGCTCTTACCCGTCAAATCTTTATATTTGTTTGAAGTTTGTTCTGCTAACTCTGTCTGACCGCATTTAACTTGTACATCATAGATTTTAATAAGTTCCTGTGTTGAAAATTCGGGTTTACTTTCATCTTCATTTTTTTCTTTATCAAGCCATTTTGGAGTTGGTTCTTTTCTAACATTGTTAGGTTTTGGCTTATCCTGTTCTCTTGATAACCAATTGTTTATAAATCGTTTAATACCTCTTTTAGTTTTTCTTTTTGTAGGGTTTGCATTTAACCACCCTTTCATTTTCCTTAATTCTTGCATGATATCAACATTGGGATATAATTCTTCATATTCTTTAAAATCGTTCTGAGTAACATCATATAAAGTTTTATCGTTCAAAGTTAATTGAATAATTGATGGTTCAATACGATTTTCTAAATCGTTTTGAGCAATACTATATTCTTTAGTATTTAATTCTTTAGTATTTAATTCTTTAGTATTTAATTCTTTAGTTATTTTATATACGTCACAATTTTCTATATCTACATTTTCTATATCTACATTTTCTATATCTACATTTTCTATATCTTCATTTTTGAGATGTAGTAATTCATCATCGTGATTTTTATTTGTTTCAAATATCACATATTCCCATTCACTTATTTTTCCATTAAAGTATTTTCTTCGTCTAACTAGATAGTTATTCTTTTCTAGTTCATTCAATATTCCATTTATTGTATTAACGCTCTCTTTGCAGATGCTTTTTAAACCTTTAACGGAATAATGCCATTCATCGGGTAACGACAACATCATACTCAATAAACCTTTTGCTTTTAAAGATAATTCTTTATCTTTTAAGTGATAATTGCTCATTGTTGTATAGTTATCATTTTTAATTGTTCTAATTACTGCCATTTTTACGCTCCTTTTTACTTATTTTCATTATTTAAAACGTATTCTTTAATTGCTTCATCAACGATAAACCATAGTAATTTACCACTTTTACGTTTTTCCTTGTCAATTAATTCTTTGGTGCTTTCTTTGATTCTAATGACTGAATATCCTTCCATTTTTTCACCCTCTTTTCTATATTTTTCTATTTTAATTATAGTACAATATTATTCTTATTCAAGGTTAAATTTACTATTTGAAGCATTAATAAATTAATGACACTTCTATTCTTGGATTATCCTTGTCTATGTAAACATGATGTTCAATTTCATTTATGTATTTTTGGCTATCATCTTCTAGGATTCCTGTTTTAACAATGGCATCTAGAATAAACTTTGTAGCAAACGTGATATTGTCTATGTCTCTTCTTCTATTCTTCTCATACCAATCAATCTTTATTTTGATAGGGTGTTTATCAACTTTCTTGATTTTAAAGTGTCTAATATAATAAATAACAATAGATTCATTATCTTTCTTCATCTTAGCACCTGCATAAGGGTTTCTCCTGTTCTTATTTGTATACTCATTCAAGCCACTTAATCTTCCATCTATAATAAACCTTTGCATAACATCACTTCTTTCTATGTTTTTTTCTTGAATAAAAAGAGTTTTTTATATTTGTGATGAAATACTCACATTTATATAAAAACCTCTTAAAATCGAAAATATGAGCGATTTATAAATAATTCTTGTGAAACACTTCCATGAATTTTTCATGACTGTATTTCTTTTCAAACGCTTCTTGCATCTCTCTCTTTAACCTTAAATCTAATGCTTTATTGAAATGTACTCCATAATTGCTCATGTTATGATAATCTGCTCTCAATGGAACACAACAGCCATATTCAATAGATTTCTTTCTATCTGCATAGCCATAGTATACTTCATGAATATGTATATCTTGTGTGCTTCCTGTTATGTAGCACTTCTTCATGTTATCGGTTAATAAACTATATCTTTTTTTCATTTTTTTTCAAATATTCCTTCATCAACATTTCATGATATTCTCTTTTTGTTTTCTGATATAGATAAGAGTTAACAAGAGATGCAATCCAAATAAATATCAATAATATAATCAAAATATAATCAATCATTTTTCTACCTCCTAATTCGATAGCATTATGAGCCATAATATAATCATAAACGTTAAAAAAATAAATATCATTTTCTAATCCTTTCCATACTTCTTTTTTGCTTGCTATCAATCCATTCTTTTATTGATGGTTCATAGGCAAAGCCCATTTTCTTTAGTTCTTCAATCACGATCAAAACATCTGCAATTTCCTCATTTAAATGGTTTACTGCTTCAAGCGTTACTCCATATCTATATATTTTTGAGATTGCTTGCACAAGTTCGCTTGCTTCTTCCATTGCAACAACCATCATGTAATCATTGCCATAATGTTCAATGACCTTTTTTAAAGTATCATCATCAAATACTATTTCGCTATCTTTATTCATTTTCAAATATATCCGTCCTTACTATTTTTAAATTTTGATATTTTCTAGGAGTAATTTTTTTCCTATATCTTTTATATAATCCATATACGCTTATAGGTTTAATTCCTAGATAATTTCCTATGACATATGCATTTCCTTCTATTTTAAATTCATCATCAATATATAAAGCATAAGTTATAGTGTTCTTTTTATACCTCATATATATCACTCTCCATTTTTATATCCAACTCACTGCACCAACTTAATAATACATCTATTAATTTATTGCATTCTTGCGTATTAAATTTGCTCGAACCTTCAAAACATTTATAAACAATCATCTTCTTTCCTTTGTAAATCTCGGGTCTTACAACCTTAACGGCTCTAAATGATTTTTTTAATTCGTTTTCAATGGTTTCTAATCCCATGACATACTCAAATTTAGCGTTTGCCTGTTCCAATGCTGATATATATATTTCCATATCATCTTGTTGTAACTCTTGCGCTATCTCATGGATAATAGCCCACATATAAGCGTTTTGGTTCAATGAGCGCTTTGACTTTGGTTTTTTGATTTCTAAAGAATAAAGTCCTTCTTTAAGTTCATCAACTTTCTTCTTATCATAGAAATGTTGAAATGAGAAAGTTATCTCAACATTTCCCATTTCATCATATTCTTTTCTTATGTAATTACCATTAACTTTTATCATATGTTTCAACAATCCTTAAAAAAATAACAAATAATATAATGCTTGTTGTTCTGCTATATGCAAGATTCAACAAACCACTAGCATATTTATAAACCATGTTGATAATGGAATATTCTATGTAATAACAAGTGAACATGAATATTCCAATTACAACATGAAAGATTATTAATTTTAGTATATTTTTCATTAAATAATTAACTTTTTGAAGCATTAGAATGCTATATCATCTTCTTGAAGTTCATAAGAGTTGATAGGGTCATTTAAATTATTGTAGTTGTTATTAATTTGTGGTTGTAGATTATTGCTTGAATTATTTGTGTTAATGAATTCAACTCTATTACATAATACATTAACAGTTTTTCTATTGTGTCCGTCCTTATCCACATATGTTCCTGTTTGTATGCTTCCTTCAATTGCAACTTTTGAGCCTTTATGACAGTATTGTGCAGTGTTTTCAGCAATCTTTTCCCAACAAACACAATCAACAAAGTCTGCTTCATCATTGTTATATCTATTCAATGCTAAAGTGAAATTAGTTACGGCTTTTCCGTTCCCTGTTCTTCTTAGTTCGGGGTCTCTTGTCATATTCCCCAAAAGAACTACTCTATTTATGCTCATTGCTTATTCTCCTTCAATTTAATTTCAATCATCTTTTCTAACACATTCTTATAATTATATCTTTCTGCTTGTGTCATTGTGTTGACATCATTCTTATTATTGTTGAATTTATTAATAAAATGTAATGCACCTTCACTTTTCACATCTACACCTAGATTAGATAACTCTTCCACTCTTTTATCAATTTCACCTAATAATGTAGCCTGTTCAATTCCTACTTGCTCATAATCATTAACATTTTTTGATTGATTGTTATTTGTTTGCTTTTTTTCTTGATATTCTTGCGTGTCAACGTCTTTTGTATCATCAATGCAGAACAATCCATTTAAAGCGTATTTTCTAGCGTATGAACTAGTTGCACCTGTTACTTGTGCGCTATCCATACCTTTTTTATTTTCGCTTTCTCTAGCATATGCACATGCATATACTTCTTCTTGTGTATCAATATCAATAAGGCTTGCTTTTGCTTTAACATAAAAGCGCTCACCAACTTGTGCAACATAATCATCAATCAATACAACTGCACCATATTTTAAACATAACGGCTTGATTGCTTCTAGAATATCCTCACAATTTCTATAGTTGTATTTTCCAAACTTATTGTATTGGTTCTTTGGCGCTTTCAATTCATTCTGAATAGATAGCAACTTAGAATAAATACTAATTTTCTCTTCCATTATTCATTCTCCTTCTCTCTTTTTAATGATTCTTCTTTTTCTTTTGCGTACATTTCTTGTAGTTCTTTTCTAAAGTAAGTAATAAATTCGTCATATGACATTTCATTCGGAATGTTATCTCTTTGAATTTTGCGATCTAACCAAACGTTATAACGTGTAAAGTCGTATGTATCTGTTTCTTCATTATATTTAAAATCAACATGATTCCAAGAATACACTACATTTCTAAACGTTTTTTCTTTTCCCTTTTCAATCATTAAACGATCAATAATACTTAAAGGTTTTTCTTGAGTGCTAGTTTTAGGCTCGGAATCTTTTAAACATTTGTTTTCCTTCTCTAAAGCATCAATATAATCATATAAATCTAAAATATCATTTACTAATTCTTGTCTCTTAAGCATTTTCTTTTTCTCCTTCATCTAATCCTTTTAATTTTCTATAGAATGGGCAATATTGAGCAACGTTACAATACTCTTCACACTTCTTATTTTCTCCTTCACGCTTCTCAATGTAATGCTTATCATCATTTACACCTTTCCACTCCATGTAGTTTCTTGCTTCTTCTTCGCTGTCAACTACTCTCAAGGCTCTTTTATTGCCTTTCTTCATTACTGCATATTTATTGCCTGTGAACCATCTCTGTTCTTCATTGCATGGCTCTAATTTTTCAGTATCTGTATTTTCTGCTACTGAAATATCAATAAATCTTTCAACAATGAATTTTTCAATATCCTCAAAGTCCTTTTCAGTAAATTTAAATTGTACTCTATGAACAGGGAATTGTGGGTAACTGCTATCTAATTTCGCTTTGGTTTTAGAATGATCCTTTAAGAATGCAACTATTTCACCTTTATTACATTCAAAGCCAATTTTTCTAAGCATCCAAGCATACATTAATAACTGCTTTCTGTAGTCTTCCCAATCGTTATAAATGACCTTCCAACATGAAGCCGTTTTATAATCCGTTACGGTTTTAGTTGCTTCATCATATAAATCAAAGATTCCACTTAATTTATATCCGTTGACATCAACAACTAGATAATTCTCTTTTAATTGTGAATCCTCTTCTTGAGCATTCTCTAAAATGCTATGGACTGCGCTACCAAAAAGCGCCCAAATCATATCAGATACATCTTGTTCAATATAATCTGCATATCTTCTTTCAAGAACATTCTGACATGCTCCTTTTAATAAAGCCGTAACGCTATACTGTTTAGGCTTGTACGTGTATTCTCTTGTCACTGCATCAACAAGAGGTTTAGGTAAATTCATTTTATTTGTAATCTTCATATTCATTCTCGCTTTCTACTAAATCAAATAATCTTAATGTATTTTCTGTTTTGAACGTTCTTTCAAAATTATTCAAAAATTGTTGAGATGGGTTTTTCTTTCCTGTCTCAATCAAACAAAAGAAACTTGTTGCAACTCCTAGTCTTTTGGCTACATCTGTTTGAGTTAGTCCTCTTCTCGCTCGCCATGCTTTTAATTTGAGTCTTTTCATATTCTTTCACCCCTTTTCTTGTCTACTATTTGAAGCGTTTGCTATAAAGCATGATTTACTCATGCTTTTCAATTATCCTTTTTTGCGATTTTCGATTTTTAAAATCGATTCTTGTAATTCTTTTATGTGTCGCTTTTCGATTATGATATTTTCTTTTATTAAAAGGTTTTCTAATTCATCAATAGTTTTATGTATTTTTTTCATATAATCGCCTCTATCTATTTAATATCAAATTGGATAATTGACTCAATTTTCTTAAATTGTAATTATTATTATCTCCTTTCTACTATTTGAAGCAATTTCTAACTTCTTAAGACAATATTATTTTACAATAATTTTAAATGTTTGTAAATAATTAAATTAACCAATAGTATAATAATTTTACTATTTGAATACACTATGCTATATTTAAGTTATAAAATAAAAAAGGAGTGCTATTTGTTGAAGATTCAAAAAAGTATTAATACAAAGGATATAGGAGCGAAGATAAAACATTTAAGAAAAATGCGATCAATGACACAAGATGAATTAGGTGTTGTCTTAGGTGGCTTGTCTAGAGGGCAAATATCTAATCTAGAGACAGGAAGAAGGAATTTAAACATTCATCAGATTAAGACTCTTGCAGATTATTTCAATGTATCCTTAGAAACATTAGGACTTGTTACAAATGAGATTGAAACCGTTGATTTATTGGAACGTGCAAGAATGATATTCGAAAATGAGGTCATACCACTAGAAGAAAAACAAGAACTGTATGAAAGTGTGATGAAACTGTATCTTGAAGCAAAAGAACAAACAAAAAAATGAGAAGCATTGTATACGCTTCTCATAGCCATATGTTTTTCTTATCTTTTTTTAATTTCTTGATTTCATCTTTTGAATAAAATAATGCTTCATCTTTGAATATTTTGTTACAAGTATCATATAGATTTTTTAGGTTCTCTTTTGTTTGTATTGATGGGTTTATGAAGTTTATTGTTGTATTGCCTATCTGCACTTTTACCACCTCAAAGATATGTATGTTGTGTATCAATCATTTATGTATGAATACTTTATAATTAAATATTAACTATTTGAATACTTTATTACAATAAGGAATGAATATAAAAAATATGACAATTACACCAATTTTTGAAGAAATAGATTTAATGCTACTAAGGAAATCAAGAACGGACGACACAAAAGAACCAATAGAAATAACATTGAAAAGACATGAGGAGCAATTACAAGAACTCTCTATAAAGATAACAGGAAAGCCAATAAAAGAAGAAAATATATATAGGGAGATTGTATCGGGTGGGGAAAATATAAAAGATAGACCCGATTTCTTGAGATTATTAAGACGGCTTGAAAGTGGAAATATAAAGCGTGTTTGGTGCATGGATCCCGAACGTTTAAGTAGAAGTGGAATATATGGTGCAGGTGATGTTTTAAAGATATTTGATATTACTAATACATTGATTGCAACCATTGAGCAGATTTATGACTTAAAGAATCCGATGGATAAGAAATACTTAGAAATGCGTATGATTCAATCAGCAGAGTATAGAAACTATTCAAAAGATGTAATGAATAGAGGTAGACATAAATCTGTTAGAGATGGCTATTATATTGGTAGTTCTGCACCTTTTGGATATAAAAGAAAGCAACTACCACAAGAAAAGAATAGATTCATACTAGAACCTCATGAAGATGAATCAATAACAGTCAAATTGATGTTTGAAATGCTTCTTGAAGGTGTTGGAACATCTAATCTAGCCAATCATTTAAACAAGTACAAATATAAGGCACGCAAGAATGAGTTTTGGACTCCTGCAATGGTTAGGAATATAGTAACATCAGAAGTCTATTGTGGCTATAACACATGGGAAAAATTCAAGACTGTTGAAGAAATTATTGATGGTGAGATAGTAAAGAAAAGAAAATTAAATGAGGATTATTATATATACAAAGGCAAGCATAAAGCATTGATAAGTGAAGAAGAATTTAAGCACGTTCAAGAGATATTGAAGTCACACCCTTCTTCTAAATGCAGTTTAAATAAAAAGCCTTCAAATCCTCTTGCAGGAATCATGATATGTAAGAAATGTGGTAGGCACATGGTAAGAAGACCATACACCGAAAAGCATTTAAAACACGGATATAGAAAATACAAATATGATAAACAAGAACTATTAGACTTTATGAGAAAATCAAAAGAAGATAGCAAACTTTCATTAACTCAAATCGCTAAGAAAATGAACGTATCAACAGATACTGTAAAGGGTTGGTTTCCTACCAAAATAGAAAGATTCTATGATGGTAAGAATTTGAGTGATAATTGGTTTAAATTGAAAGAAGTGCTAAATATTCAAGAAACAAAATGGGATAAGATAATAACCACTTATAAGAAGAAAGTAAAACAGAATGATAGTTTAATATGCATCACACCATTTTGTGATAATGTATCTAGTGAATTACAACTAGTTGAAAAAAGGCTCTTACAAGCCTTAGAAATACAATTAAACGACTTTAAATATTATGTTGATAATTATGAGCAAGAAATAATAAAAGAAGCAAAAGACAATGCTAAAACATTAAACAAGATAGAAAAGCAGATTGAAGAATTAAAGAAGGAATTGAAAAACCTAAGAAGATCGTACAATAGAGAAGAATTTACATATGACGAATATGTTGAGGATAAAACAGATATAGAAAACGAATTAAAAGAGATTGAACAAACAAAAGAAGAAATATTAAAAGACACTAACCAAGATAAAATAATGAGATATAAAAAAGGCATCCCAATATTAGCGGATACCCTAAAAAAATATGACACGTTAAGTATACAAGAAAAGAATGAATTATTAAAGGATATTTTCATAAAGGTTGAATATGAAAAAAATGAGGGTGGGAGATGGAACAAAGAAGCAATTGATAAATTCACGCTTACACCTTACTTGAAAATCCTAACAAACGAATAAAGCAAAAAAAGAAACCCTTGATTTTAAAGGGTTTTTTTGTTGGGGTTAATCAATGACATTTAAAATGTACGTACTCTTACGTATATACATTATATAAATGATTTACACAATAAAAAAGACACTTTTCAGTGTCTTATGCTGTAAGGCTTGGAGCCATTGAATACTTTCCTAATGGAAAAATTGTTTCAACTCCGAAATATTCAGAATCTTTACTAACTCTACATTTTATTGTTTTTTCACCATCACTAATAGTGATAGTTTTAGCAGTTCTAGCAACTACTTTATATGTCCATGTGCAATTGTGATCACATGCGCTTGTCATGCTGTAATATTTACCGATTTCAAATTTTTTCATTTTCTTAATCTCCTTTTAATTCTTTTTCTTTCTTAAGTACAACATCATATAACTCTTTATTGTGCTGTCTAATTAGTTCATATTCTTCTCCGTGAGCAATATTCTTTTCTAGTAATTCTTTATATATTTCACGGTGTTTAAGCGTATCTTTTTCATCTTTATCTTTGATAAATCTGATTACATAATATTTAGCCCATTCCATCAATGAAGAATACATTTTATTGCAATTCTCAACATATTCTTTTGATCTTAAATCAGCACCATTTTTAAATTGGTTCTGTAATTCAATTCTAAGTTTTACTGCTTCTACTAAAAGTCTTTCTTCTTTTTCCATTTTCGTTTACCTCTCTTCTTTACAAGTATATTATATATGTACTACATATAAATGTCAATAGCATATAGCAACTTTTTTATATTTTTTGACAATAAAAAAAGCACTTGTTAGTGCTTTGCTCTTTCTGCCTTTAATAGCAATTTTAAATCGTTTATCTTCTTCTTTTGGTCAATGCACATTTCTCTATATCGTTGTGCATCTGCATCATTTAAAATACCACTTTTCTTATATTCCTTATTTCTTTTTCTTAAGTTCTTATTTTCATCTTTTAGCCTTTTAATTTCCTTTTCTAAATCTCCTATTTCATCTAAAAGACCATCATAATCTTTTTCTAATCGTTCTACATACTCTTTATAATACTTATACTTTTCTGTAGTAACGATAGCATTCAATTCTTTATCGTTGTATTCCATATTATAATCCTCCGTATTCAATTAAAAGATATGAGTTTACCAAAAACACGATTGGTAAACCAATCATGAATAATAATGATGTGAGACAAATATCAAAATCTTGAATGCTCCCCATTATAACGAAAATTATTATATTGATCGTAAGAAGTAGATTTGTTACCCACTTCTTGAATTTTAATTTTTTCATACTTTATCCTCCTAATGATACAATTCTTTAATAACGGCTTCCCCCATTAATTCGTTATAGTTTAAGTCGTTGTTTTTTAGATAATCCTTAATTATATTAAGGTTATCATTTAAAATCTGAAACATTAACGTATCAGCCAATTCTGCTAAATGCTCATATGTTTCAGTTGGTTCAATTGTTGTGAAAGTCATGTGGCTTTCATAAGTTTCTAAAGCATCTTTTGCGCTTTCGATTATTTCTGATGGTAAATAATCATTTAAATAGTTCACTGCATTTTCTAATTCTGTTGCGATATTCATTTTAATTACCTCTTTGTATATTTGATTTAATTTAGTGTTTTAAGTGTTATCGCTTCACATTTAATTTAATTATTCAAAACCTTTTAAAATTTCCGCAAACTTACGTGCTTTTTCCGCTCTTTCTCTTGTGTTTGCATTTTTACTATTTCTATTTCTCTTATAATAAGTTTCAAAACCTTTAGGGAATTTATCCACTACTTCAAAATTATATTTTTCTGCTAATCTTAATTTTTCCATTTTGTTTACCTCTCTTCTTTACAAGTATATTATACTATATGTGTTACATATAATCAATCCTTTTTTTGTATTTTTTGACAAAAATAAAAAGAGTGTTTTATCACTCTTTTTTTTATTTAATCACATTCAATTAACAACATTATAGTAATAGTGACAACCTAATAAATGCGATTAAAAATGAGCATAATTTCAATCGCAAACATTTTCGTCCACGTTATTTTCAATCACAAATAAAAAAGAGTAGTTTTATAACTACTCTTCGTTAGTGATTTCTAACTTTGTTTCAACTTTTCCAACTCGTGATTTTAAATCATCAATCTCTATACCATGCTTTTCTAGCCTTTTATTCTGTACTGCTTCATCTTCTTTAATGTGTTCAATGCAACTGTTTAACTTTTCAATGACTATTTTTAATTCATTGATTGGTTGTGTAAACTTATTGATGATTGCAACAAAAGAACCTAATGTGATAAATGCTAGAATAACATTGCCAACAAATTGTGCTTCATTCATATGAACACCTCTATTCTTTGTTGATTACTTGTTTAAATGCTTGATGTAATCCTGTTGATGCTAAGCCACTGAATAAGCCACCTAATAGAATATCGGGTGTGAAACTCATATTGATCCATACATTTAATACAATCCCTAAAATTGCCATAATCAACGGGATGTATTTGTTATCAATCTTAGGAATGCTTGTTTTAATGACAAACCCAACACATAAACAAATGCCAACAATCACACATACTAAATAATTAGTTAAAAAATCTAAACTCATGCTTAATACCCCCTTTACAATGTGATAGTTCCTATATTTGTAACCGTATTATCTACGTCTACAGGCTGATTTACAAAGTTACCCATAAGTAACTGTTTTCCACTTGCTTTAATGCTTGTACCACTATTTATATTAATTTCGTTATATAGTACCTTTTTGCAAGAATAGCAACCATAACATGTACCTGTTGCATTCTCGATATTAAATTTACTATTTGAAACACTCTGACAAGCATAAGCACCATACAATGTACCATAAGCGCCATTTATATATACATTGATATTTTCATGGTTGCCACCATATAAACTATATATAGTTTGTGAACTACTTTGTACCGCTTTTATATTAGCGTTCTTGATAGTCACATTATCTGTACAACTCATTACTGCTAGTGTTGTATCAGTCAAAGTTATGTTTGGTATAGTCGCTCTTGAGAAGTCAACTATTACTCTTCTTTTTGATGTTGTATCACTATTAAAATCAAATACATGATTATCAATAGAAGAAGCAATACCTAACGTTCCATTGACTGAAATATACAATTGTGAATTATCTTGAACGCTTGCATAATCACCAACACCATTCAAGAAATTCTTAACCATTGTTGATAATGTCTTATTGTCATTATCTCCTGTTGCTTCATATACATATTCACCGATTGCATTTACTTCTTCTTCTAATTTGTCAACTCTTGTAACTGTGCTTTCTGCAATTGTCCCCTCAACACATTTCTTATTCACAAATTCTATTCTTGTGCCTATTCTGTCTATTGCATTTGTAAGTATGACTTGTGTACCTTGAGCGTTTATACTAAATTCATCTTTTGCAAGCACAAAGCCATTCACACGAATTTCTAGCACATCAAGGGAATTATTTACAAAGTTGATTGTGCTAGGTATTGTTAATGTTTTTTCGTTTGCTGAAACCGTTGCATATATCGCTTTATATTCTCTATAAAGGTTCGCTGATTTAACAGTATCCTTGATAGTATCGAACCATATATCAAAGTCACTTTTCTGTGTTGTCTCCCAATTTGTGAAACTCTTGCTTGTCTCATTGATAAATGTATCTTGAGCATCTTTATATTGATTGAATAATGTTGTTGTATCAAACTGCTCAATTAGTCCAACAATCCAACCACAAACATCATTATTTGATCGTGTATCTTCAATCATTGAATTTGTGACTGATGTTGTATTCTTATTCACAATGATATTTGCTAAACATATCTCGTATGTTGTTTCATCTCTTGTTAATGATGGTGGTGTAGGTGTTGAGGATAATTCGCCTTCCAACAATTTAACGTGTGTTAAACGTGTGCTATTGTCTCTTGAAATTACAATTCTATCAATCCTATTCAAGATTACATCACTTGAAGGAATATCAATTGTATAATCCTTATCAATCTCAAACCAATTATTTCCTACCTTGCCTCTGCCCGATTTAACAATAACCTTCATTCCTGTACTTTCAACAATCTGACAGGCATCTGAAACCGTTGCAAATATTCCATTATCGGAAATCAAGCCTTTGAAATAGTCATTAACCTGTTCTGCCGTATATGTTCTATCGGGTTCATTATCAACCATAATCGCATTGAAAAATCCACTATTTAATTCAATCATCTATTGCACCCCCTTCTATAATCCAAAAGTTAAAACTGTCTGTTTTCCGTTCTTGTCATAACTCTCTATCACTTCTATAATTCTAGCATTTATATACATATTATTCCATTTAGTTTTCATAATACTCACAATATCACCAATGTATATATCGCCATTTTTTCCATATGTATATCCACTCAATGAAACACTGCCATCAAAAGCCGTTGTTATTGTTGTAAGGTTTTCTAACCCTTCCTCTAACATCTGTTCTTTTATTTCTGCTTCTGATATTTCACCGTTGTTTGTAGACATGTTTCTTTGGTCAACCCATAACTCAAAGCGTTTCAATCCTTTAGGCTCAATACCATTATAGGCTTTCACTATTCTTCTATCAATTCCTTCTCCTTCACCTGCTACATAAGCAATGTTTTTTAATGTTGAAGTCTGATATACATAAGTTACTTCTTTTAAATTGTCATATTCATCACTGAATATAACCCATGGATTCTCATTCTGTGCATATGACCTATCAATACCTTTATACATTTCATAGTATAATTTATCATCTCTTAAAGGCATTCTAAAGCCTATTCCTTTAGATTCACATATTTCTTCTATCTTATCTAAAAGGTTTGCTCCTGTTATCTGTATTTCTATCTTTTCATCTATTGAATTATCAATAGCGCCTAATTTTACAAAACTGATATTTCTATTGGTATCTGTTGCATTGATCATATTCATTTCAATTAGATTTCTACATTGATATTGAGCGTTACCACTCAAGATGGTTTGTTGAGATACAACCCTACTATTCAACACATAACCCTCTGCAAATTTTCCTGTTACTTTTATCTTGTCTCCATCTTTTGTATTGCTTACTATCTCATAATCCTCAATCATTCCAACATTATCTTCATCATCATCTCGTACAACATACAAGCCACTCTTGATTAATGATAGATAATAATCTGTAACTGTTGTATGTAGTTCAAAATCACCACTCTTATAATATCTAGTAGCCCATATCAATTCAGCGTTTTCAATCAATCCTAATCTTTCAAAATTCTCATTCTCTATGATGACATCCATAATTATATACCCTCATAGTTTGAATAATATTTGAAATCAATATCAATATATTCATTCCCACTTTCAGCAGAATATGTAAATACATTATCTCCTGTTTCTAATTGCAAGAATTTGCTACCTTTTTTCAAGTAGTTGAATATATTTGTTTCAACTGCATTCCTTATTAGTTTGACTCTCTTGTTATTGATATGAGTTGTAATTAAAATCGTATCTCCTTTCATCATTACGAAAGGTCTTTCAGCAGTTCCAACCCCTATATATTCCTTTGTATAACGATTATATATAGTAGGATTTATAACTTCTCCTCTTGCAGATATTTCAATAGTCATACCACTTGAAACATTACCTTCATTAATTAGGTTTAGAATGGTTATCTGTGAATATATGCTGAATGGTCTTGGTGTGACTGTATAGAAAGGAAAATAGAATTTAGGTGCAATTATATTCATGTTTATTAAAGTCTCTTCTAAGTCCTTAAAAAATGGATTTGGACATAATATAGAAATCTGACATGTAGTAAGCATGCTGAATTGATCGGGTTCATTGCTTTCAACATATCCATCAATCCAAACTTTCTTGGTGTTTGTCTCAAAATATAATTTTACATTTTCCTTATTAGGAAAGTATTTATATAATGCTAGTCTGTTTTCTTCAACATATCCTTTTATAACTAGATTAATCACAATGTTTCTTGTGCCTATTCTAGAATGTACAAAGTCTGCACCATCTTCTATATTGTCACTCATTGCAATATCAGCAGAGGGTGGGTTAAGCCCTAGAACTGATTCAAGTTGATATTTATTTTCATCATCTGTCAAACATAACTGTTTTCCTTTTGAATTTTCAACTGTTATCTTTATCATGACTTAACCCCTCCTTTTAATAAGTTTCTGCTCTGTCTGTAAATATCTAATGTGCTTAATGTCTTAGGTGATGTTATGTATTGGTTGAATGTGTTGTTGACTGTTTTACTATTTGAAACATTATTTACATTTGAAGCCCCATTAATAACTCCTAAGCCTTTCTTGACATCTTGTAATTCTTCATTAACAATCTTTCTAATTGTATTAACAGGTGAAATGATTTCGTCCTGTGTAGGGTTATCACCAACCATAGCCAAGAATGGATTGTTCTTTTTAGCAAGTCCACCTTGAGCAAGTCTTGGTAAATTGAATGTGTTCAATCTCTTTAAGTTTATTCCTGGAACATCGTTTATTTTTCCAATCAAACTATTGATAGCATTGATAGGAGAATTTAAAACACTTTCTGCCGTTCTCAGTACTGCATTGATAGCACTCTTGAATGCTCCACCAACTGCTTCCCCTACTTTCTGCCCTATATTTGTAAATACTGATTTAATAGTGTTCCATATTCCACTAAAGAAACTGCCAACCCCACTAAATGCACTCTTGACTGCACTCCATGCACTTTGGAAAGCACGACCAAACCAACTACTTACAGTGTTGAACACACCTTGGATACCACTCCATACACCACTAAAGAATGATACAACACCATTCCACGCTCCTTGTATTCCTTTAACCGCTCCATTAAAAGCACTTGTAAACCATGAAGCGACAACATTATAAACGCTGACTATTCCGTTCCATATTTTTGTAAAGTAACCTACAACACCATTCCACACGCTTTGTATTCCATCATAGGCACTTTCAAATACATCTGTAAGATAATCAATAACAGGTGTGAATATCTCAACTATCTTTGACCAAACAAATTGAAATATTATAACCATATTATCGAACGTTATTTTTATGTTGCTGAATATAGTGCCAAATATGCTACTGAATAACTTAATAGCAGGTGAGAATATTGTAACAATGCTTGTATAAACATTTGTGAATATCGCAACTAATCCATTCCATATTCCTTCAATCGTTGAAACAATTGAACTGAATAAATCACTAAAGAATGAACCTATAGAAGAAAATACACCCATGACACCACTTAATAAGGTGCTGAAAAAATCAACTAATCCACTCCACACGCTTGTTATTAAATCCCAAGCACCACTAAAGAATGAAGCGATCCAATCAATTGCAACTTTGCACGCTCCTACTATTGTGTCCCATACACCTATCCAAAACTTTCTGAATCCTTCTACATTGTTCCACAAGTAAATGAATGCAACAACTAACCCTGCTATTGCACTAGCAATTAATACAAACGAATTCAATGCCATTGTCGCACTCAACAATGCAAATGCTTTTTGAACACCACTAATAATTCCTTGAATCGCTAACGCTCCTGCTAGTACTCCAAAAGCCGTTGCAACTCCTGCTACAATTGGGGCTATAACACTCATATTGTTAATGACAAACTTCAACAAATCGGTCAAGATAGGTTCTAATGTGTTTACGATAGGTTGAATTAGAGTAACCTCAAGTGTTTTACCTAATTCTGTCCATTGGCTTGCTAAGTTATCGTACTTAACATCATCAACTTTCTTCATAGTTCCCTCAACGTTGCTGTATGTATCATTAACATCATTCAATGAAGAAATAACCTTCATTGCGTTATCTTCGCCAAGTGCGCTCCATGTGTCACTTGCAACCGTCAATAACTCTTGCTTATTTCCTGCTGTCGCTAAATCATTAATGATTGATTTAAATACATCTGCTTGTGTTGCTTTTCCATTTTTCCATGATTTAAATAAATCTTGTGTCTTGGTTGAAAAGTTACCCATCTGATCCTCAAAACGTCCATCAACCATAGAAATACCGATTTCCTTAACTAAGTCATTCACCTTATCAAGATTATACGCTCCACTATCAACACCGTTTTGTAAGATAGTAAACATTTCTTCTGCGCTAAATCCTGCCTGTCCCCATAACTGTGAGTATTCGGCAATGTTATCACCTAATTCATCAGACTTATTCAAACCATTTTGAGCGCCTTTAGCGATTAGGTCAAAGGCTTCATCAGCACTTACCCCCATGTTTTCCATTAAGCCTTGCACACCTCTAAGCGTTTCATTGAAATCCATTCCAAATGTATCTTCCAAAATAATAAGATTCTTTGTCATGTTCTTGATTTCTTCTGAACCTAAATCCATATTAGAAGTCTGCTGTTTCACTAGTGAAATCTTTTGTGCTAAATCTTCCCAACTCTCACCATAGTTATTTTTATAAAGGTCATCCATTACATCTTTAAAATCTTTCATTTCGCCATTGGTTGAGCCTGTTGATGCTTGTAATTGGTCTAGTGCCTTTCCTCCTTCTGTCGCTAAATCCTTGAATGCTTGTATGGCTTCTTGAATAACCTTACTCGCTAAATCTGCAACGACATCTTTTAATACTGTATAACCATCACTAGAATTTTCTGCTTCTTTTCCTGTCTCTTCTAATGAACCACCTAATTTATTTGCACTGCCTTTTAAGTCGTTCATGGTTTCCTTGTTCTTGTCAAGGTCTCCATTTAAACTAGTAATTTTTGATGCAAGGCTTTGTGCTTCACTTGATGTTTCACCAAATTCATAGCAAGCATTCATGTAAGCAGTCTTTAATTCCTTAATATCTTTTTCTTGATCGTTTATTGAATCTTCAAGTTTTTCAAGAGATGTTCTTGTATCAACGCTTTCTTTTTCAACATCATTCAAAGCATTTTCATAATTGCTTAATTCCTTCTTTGTCTTATTGATAGAAGCCTGTTGATTCAAGATTGTTATATTAAGATTTTCAGATGCTTCTTTATTTCTTTCCTGTTCCTTAACAGTTTGATTCAATTCTTTTTGAAGGTCATCAAGATTACCTTTTAGCGCTTTTGATGCTTCGGAATTTTCTCCTGTCGCTTTCACGCTTTCATCATACTGTTTTGTTAATTCTGTAATCTGCTTTCTTAGGTCTTCTGCATGCTTCTCTGCTTCTTCTTGAGCCTTTGAATATTCTGCCTGTTCACCTTTTAAAGCACTCAACTTCTTTTCTTGTTGCTCAATGATAGAATTAAGTTGTTTGATTTTCGCTTGAAGACCATCTGTAGACTTTGACCAATCGTCCATCTTTGAACTTGCTTCTTTAAATTGAGCGTTCGCAAGTTTTATCTGTTTATTTGCTTCTGTAATGCCTTTTTTAAAATCGGATATATCAACTTTAAACTTTGTTGTTACTTCTTTAGCCTTACCTTTTGCCATTTATAACCCCCCTTTCTACGTTAAATCCATCCTCCTGTTCCTCGTTTCCCTGTTACATTTCTTCTTATGTGTCTTGTTCCATCACTTTCAACAGTCTCATTACTGTATTTATTGCTATCCTTGATTAATCTAATAAGTCTAAATACTTCTGTCGCTCTCTGTTGCCTTACGATAAATGGATTTAAAGAAGGATACATTTCACAAATACTATTAGTTAGTTTATATAATGTTTGTGGTACGGGGATATTATCATCTATCCCCTCATCACGTTTTTTGATCCATCACTAAACTGTTCCATTGCAATTTTTAAGATACCAACAACAACGGGAATCAATTCCTTTACTTTGATACATTTCAATTCTTCATCACTCAAGCCATAGAACACATCTTTCAATAATGGCTTTAATTGATTCATTGTTTTCATGACCATTTTTAAAATCTCGTTTGTATCATTCATATTTTCAACATCAAAGATTGTTAGAATATCTTCAACCGTTCCATACATCAAATCATATTCATCTGTCTTATATGTCTTAACAATTTCTCTTTTTCCTGTTTCTTTGTCTCTTTCTTTTCCATAAATATTTAATACTAATTCCATATTTTTCTCCTTTACTAAAAAATAGATGGAGACTATAAGAGGAATTGTAATTCCACTTTCCCCATCTATTTACTATTTGAATATTTCAGTTTAAACGCTTGGGTTTGTCTTAGTGAATGTAGATAATGTGTCGGGTGTCTGTACTTTATCAAACCATGTTGATAAATCAATTGTGCTTCCATCGGGTTGAACATCTTCTAATGCAACATATGTTTTCTTTCCACCATTTTTAAATTTATGAGTTGTTGCAATACCTGTATAAACTAATGAAAGGTTGTTAGAATCAGTACCACCATTCTTAGTAGTGTTAGTTTCATCAGGAATAGCAAATGTACCTTTTAAAGACCATTTGTATGTCTTGATTCCACTTGTTACTTCTGCCACGTAACCAACTGCAAAGTATGGATTTTTTACATCTCCACCACCCAATATTGCTCCTGTTGTTTTATCAACATCTTGTCCTGTTAGTTCTGCTAACAACGCTAATGGTAAATGGTCAATTGTAAACGTTCTTGTTTCTGCTCCCTGTCCTTTTAATACCAAAGCAGGGGTATTGTCATAGTATTTAGTTTCACTAGACTGTTCTACTGTTACTCCAACTTCTGCAAGTCCTGCTAACTCTTTGACTTCTCCTGTTGTGTAAGTTTCAGAATCATCTTTTGTAATCTTTGCATAAACTAGATTCTCGCAACCTCTATATTCTGCAACTTCTGCTTTTGCCATATTTAATTCCTCCTTTTTTCTATATTTGCTTCTAGATATTTTCCTGTGTAGTTAGGAATATCACTATAAGTATCTGTAGGCTCTTCATCAATATTAAAGCCGTTATTTTCTAATAGTTCGACTGCCTTATTCATTGCTAAATCAACAATTTTTATATCATCACTAAAGAACTGTATCTGATAATAATAAATGATTGAATGGTGTCTATTGTCATAATATTCATCTCTTGGGCTTTCCCAATTCCAATATGTGAAGAACGCTCTAGGACATTCTTCATCTGCTTCTATTGTTCCTTGTTTGATAACCTCATAGCCAACTTTTTCAAGTGTCTCTATTAATAACTCGTCCATTCAATCACCTCTCATTGCTTTTGATATTGCTTCAAAGATAACATCTTGTTGAATCTCTGCAACTTTTTCTTTTGTCTTGTTTCCTTCTAGAAGTGTTTTAAGTCCTTTGACTGCTTCACCTTTTCCACCTCTAATAAGGAATATTGGAACAGGTGAATTATCTAAATTAAACCCAACATCAACAGTACATGTCTTTCCTGTCCATTGTATATTAGGTTCTCTGATAATCTGCTTTATTGAATGCTCTCTATCTTTTGTTGAGTATTTACCATGTGCAGGCAAATTTGATTTATCAAGTTTCTTTTCAATTAATGGTGTTATATATTCATGTGATTTACTTAAGGCTTCTTCTGTTGCTTCTTCAACATTTCCATCAACCTTTTTCAAATCATCTAACATGCTATTGATCTCTTCAAAGTCTATACTGAACTTATGACTAGCCATTACATTTTTCCCTTGATTCTCTGAACCTTGAATTTAACATATTGATTCTTCATCTCTATGTTTTCGGGTTCGTTTAGGATTTCAAATAACGCTTCATCACTCATTCTTTTTAGTCTGCAATCACTTTGAATGTCGGGTCTGAACCATGTAACAACGTTTGCAGTGTCATATATAACATATCTTCCATTAATATCTTTTTCAGTTCCTCCGTACGTTTTAAAACTACAATAGATTAAGTCTTTTTCTATATATGATTTAGGTTGTGTTACTCCTTTAACCTTCTCATATTCACTCACTACTAATAGTTTAAAAGGTACTCTCATGTCTCTCGCTTCTGTAGGCTTATACATCTTTTTCACCTGCTCTTAACTGTACAACACGCTCTTTAAAGTAAGGAGATAGACCTGTGGAACCACTCCCATAATCCCACAAGTCACTTACTCCACGTGTGATAACTCCGATAGATTTATTACTATTAATAGTTGCATTAGAAACACCTGCTTCAAGCATGAAGTCTTTCACTTCATCAATATAGATTGATAATGTATCATCTTGATAGTCCCCTGTGATTCCTAAGCCGTTCTTAACTTTTATTAATAGTTCTTCGTTTCTTTCGTCTATCATCATTATCACCTACTTTCTATTAACTAAATTGTTGGGTCAGCCTTTTTAATTCTCATGAATCCACGATATGAAGTTGTATTACCACCTGCGAATACAACACCCTTATAAGCAATCATGCCATTTTTGAATTTATAATCATAAGATTTCTTGATTTCAACAGGTGAGAAGATAGCAGTTTCATAATACATAGGAATACCGTAAATCATGCAGTAATCATCTTTGACAGCCTTTTCTAATGATTTTAAGTTAGAGTTGATAATATAAGGTACTGTATTGATTGTCTGATTTGCTAAGTCAATCTTATAAGCATGGTCACCAATATCATTTTTAACTAATGAGAATGCTAATAAATCTGCTTTATTGAGAATTAATACACCTTTCTGTTCAACTTCTTCATCTCCACCATATGAGAAAATGATTTTATTTAATGTATCTTGGTCAATCTTAGAAATTGCTAAATCGTCAGTTTCTAATACGGCAGTGTTATCAACAATTTTTGATGTGATACCAATGAAAGTATTTGAAGTCCCTGCTCCTGCAATCTGCTGTTCTGCCATCTTTTTCTTTAATGCAACTTCAATACCTTTTCTAATTTCTGATTCATAATCTGCATTTGGTAGTTTTTCTAATTCTTCACTATATTCTGCATATGCAGTAATCTTTACTTTGTTGATTTTCGCATGTCCAAATTCTGTTTCTGCATCTGTATATGCTCCACCTTCTTCGGTTAATCCACCTTCACCATAAGACTTAGTAAATGGTGCTTCATAAGATTCTCCACCCTGTAAGTTTCTAACCTTTGTTAAATCAACGAATGAAGAAACCTGTCTGAATGGTACTGTTGCTAAGTCGCTTGACTGATGCTGTGGTAATAAAATATCATCACTTGCAATTGTGATTGCTCTACCTTCTTTTAAGGCTTTACCTCTTTCTTCTCTATCCTTGATAGATAATTCACGTTTATTCTTATCCATCTTGTTACCTCCTTCTAATTCTGTACTTGATAATTTTCTGATGTTTGTTTCATCAATCTTAACCCAATCATTTGAACGCTTTACATCGTCTGATGTTGGTTCTTCTTTATCTTTCTTAGGCTCTTCTGTAGGTTCTTCTTTTTTGTCGTCTTCTGCTCTTTCATTTTCTTCTGTAGGCTCGCTTGTTGGTGCTTCTTCGGGTTCGCTTTCAATTGCCTGTAACTGTGCTTCTGCATCTGCAATTTCCTGTGCAATCGTCTTTAGGGTTTCACCAATTCCACGAATCTCTTTTACATCTTCACTTTTATCAATTCTTTCATATAACTTATCTCGTTCATCTTTTTTAGAACGAATAATTTTTTCTAAATATTCTTTGATATTCATTACATAAATCCTCCTTTGATTTTTGCTTTTAATCTTTCTAATTCAACATTCTCCAATGTTTTCTTGTCATTCTCCAATGACTTGCTACGGTTCAGTTCGGTCTCCACCAATTCCTTACTACGTGCATATATAGAAGTTCCGTCATATGCAGGTACATCTACAACTGCACAATCCCAAACTTTCTTAATCTTTGTGATGTATCTTTTAATAGGCTTTGTGTTTTGGTCTAATTCGTGCTCCTCAACAGTGAAGCAGAAAGACATCTTGTCTAATAGTCCTGCCTTGATACATTTATAAATATCTACATTGTCTGTAGTATCTATTAATTCTGCTCTGATGAATAATCCTTTATCATCAATAGTACATTTAAGGCTTCCATTTCTCGTTCTTGCTAGGATTCCTTTTGCATCTCCATGGTTGTATTTAAGACAACAGTCTGTAAAGTCTGCATCATCAAATGCGCCTTTTCTAATCACTTCTATATAAGTAAGATCCCAATCTTCAATTAAAGTTTCTTCATCAAATACACTTGCGTATCCTTCAACAACCATTTTCTTTGTTCCATCTTCATTGGTTGCTTCATCTGCTCTAATCTCTTTTATTCGCATTTCTTTATTTTCTTTAAGACTTCTATAATCCGTCTTTAATTTGCTCATATTATCACCACCTTTATATAAAAAATAAGCCTATCAACTTAATGTGATAGGCTCATAGGCTCGTTTATATTAATAATAGTCTTACATTTCTTACATTTTAACTGTATGCCCTTTACAACAAAATCATTATTCACTTTAAAAAGTTTCTGATTGCATTTAGGGCAACAATACCAACCGTTAATTATCATATAATAACCTCATTTACACCTTAATTATATCATGTTTTTTGTATACTTTTAACAACTTTTATTCACTATTTGAAACACTATCATCTTGATTATTCTGTTCACCAACTTGATATTTTGAAGCATCTTTCGTTTTGATGTAGTTCAATGACATAAAGCGCTCGTCTCCACCTTCATAAGGCTGTTCGCCAAACCATCCCAATACTTGGTTATTGGTTACACCACCTGTTGGTAATAGAAGTTCTGCAAGTTTTAGTTTCTTGTCTGCGCTCATCATCTGTATTTCACTTGTATAACAGATAATGCTGTTTCCGTTCTTTCTTGCAAATGGTGTTAACATTACTCTTTCAATAGCCTGTCCTAAACTGATAGCACCACTTTCAATAACTGTTTCATAGAATGCTTCTTTATCTTCACTTGTATATTTACCGTCTAGTATTTCTTCACTGACTCCATAATGTCTTCTAATCTTATCATCAAAGAATTTCAATAAATCCTTGCTTACAGTTCTACCATAGAAAGGAATAGGATTGTATTCAGTTCCTTGGTCTAAAATAACAAAGCCACTCTTATCGTCATTTAGTTTCTTTTCAAACTCTTGTCTTTCTTTTTCAAGTTTATCTTTACCAATCAAGCCCGACATTTTAAATATGCCTGTTACTTTTAATGAGCCTTCTATTGATTTGAATGTTGCTTGAATCATTTTATCATTAGTTTCTAGGTGTCTAAGAAGTGTTGTGTTGTTCGCACTTCCATTTTTATCCCCACCCATATATTCATTCTCACCATATTCTTTTCTCCAATGAATGATTTCATCGTATCTTAATTTTCCACTATGTTTCCCATTCTTAAAAGTGAAGTCAACATATATGATACCTAAATCATCTTCAAAGAAATCAACTCTAACAGGATTTAAAGGATATAAGGCTTTATATACCTTCTTTGTTCTGCCGTTTGTAGGATTGTAATAAAGATCGTATGTAGGATAAATAAAACAGTTCTTATAAGTCTCTCTTAACCATGCACATTTTCTCAAGAAATCGCTTTGTGTCATTAGATTGTTTGGGTTCTGTAGAATCTCATTGATGTTATTGTCTGTTACTTTTACTTCCTTACCATTCACAATTCTTATATGTCTAGGCTTCAATTTAGAATATTCATCTAGGATTCTATTTGTGATTGTAAAGACGGTTTCATCATTCATTATGTTATCTCCAAATTGAGAGAATGACGGTGTTCCACTCGTACTGCTCGCCCACATAAAAGATTTATTTATTGCTTGTTTTGCTAACTTATCAATCAATCCCACTATTCAACACCTCCATTATATTCATTTACATGTTTCATGTATTCATTCTCATATCTATATAATATTGCATACGTGTCTATGCATGCACTAGTTCCATCAATTCGCATTTCTGTCTTCATCTTAGCAGGTAAGATTAATTCATTGTTATCCATTTCAAATGTTGTATTTTTGAAACACCATAAATCAACTTCATTAAGCCCTTGAACATATTGAGATTTTAAATCTGCTTCAAGATGTTTCATTGGTGTACTCATTACATATTTATTCTGATTTATCATTTCACACGTTTCACCTTTTCTATATCCGTATCCTATTTCCTTCATAGCATTTAAGAAATCATTTGCAAAACGTTGATCGTATCCTAACTTGAATATTCTAATGTTGTATTGCTCAAATACTCTTAGATACCATTCAGCAACTTTTGAAAGTGAAACTCTATTACCTTCATGAACCTCAATGAATCCTCTTTGCGCCCATTCTCTATATCTTGCTCCACCGTTCTTATCACTGTCTAATTTGCTTTCGGGAATGAAATACTTGTTATAGAAATATTTATGTTCATCATTAGGCTTCATGAACATCATTGTTACACATGTTAAGTCTGATGTTTGCGATAAGTCTGCTCCTGCTATCGCAACACAATTTCTAAAGTCTTCAAGTGAATAGATATTTTGAGGGTAAAAGCAATCATCTTGTAGCCATGCTTCTGCACTATTCTGTTTGATGTTGAAATCCTTACATAACATATGTACTTTTGAAGACTTTGATAGTTTAGCCTTAATCATATTCTTTTCAATGAATGACCATTTCTTTACTCCATAAATCAATGATGGATTAGATTTGCACCAACTCCATTTATCTTGAAATATTTCTTGTGTAGAATCCTGTGTGAATAGCCAAGGTAAGAAATGCTCGTCCTCTATTTCACCATTCAAAACACCTCTAGCATATTCTAGTTTTTCATCAAGAAGCCCATCATTAATAAAACCTTCTGTTGTACACGTTATTAACAATGGGTTTTCTTTGATAGACATACTTTCCCAACATGCCATAAATATTTCGTTCGTCTTGCTATCATGCATTTCATCATAATAGCACTTGTCAATATTTCGTCCATCTTTATTTTGTGTCTTTTCACTCATTTTGAATATTGTGATGTTCTTTATATCGTTTCTTATTTCCGCTAAATTTTGCCTTGTGAGTTCGCTTTTAGTGTCAAGCCTACCTCTCATACCTCCAATCTCTTTCCATATGAGAGAGGCTTGCTTATCGTCATTTGAAGCACATACAATATCCTCTCCACCACTACCAAGAAATAAATCATAATTTCCATCACTTGCAAGGTCTGTTGATTTACCATTCTTTCTCCCTACAAGTTCAAGAACCTCATTGAATCTCCTTATTCCTGTATCTGCCATCTTGAAACTATATACAACTTCCCAAAACGCTTTTTGTTGTAGCATTAGACTCATAGCCTTCATAAAGAAAGGCTTTTTTCCTTGCAAGCAACATGTTTCTTTGAATTGTATTCTCTTTTCGCTTTCTTTTGTATCATATATGTATTTAGAATTTGAAAGGTCTTCAACAAGTTTATTTATTTCTGTTCTCATTTCCATGCCAACAATTAAAGGTGTTTTGATATATTCATCTTTCTCTTCATTGTATAAATCAATATAGCCTTTATTTATACAATCTTGATAGGTTTCCAACCATGTTTCTTTTGTTTTGTGATATAAAGGTTTATTCAAACTGTTTTAACATCTCCATCAATGGACTATCTTCTTTAACATCAAACTTACCTAAAGTAGATAGTATAATCTTGATCTTGCTATCATGCCTTTGTGAAAGGTCTGAATACTCTTTAGAAAGATATTTCTTTTGTTCTGCCTTTGTTTTGTTAGTTGGAATACCTATTTTTAATAATGCTTCTTTGATTTTCTCTATTTGTTCCTGTTCAAAAAGAAAATCGGGTATCATACTTGATAAAACTTCTTTCTTTCCATCATCTAAGTTATTAAATATACTTTTTAATTGTTCTTCTGTCATATCATCACACCTTTTATTTATTTTATATAATTTTTGATAGTTTTATATGATTTTCATTTTTTAGGCTTTTGAACCTTGAAAAGTTTGAAAAATTGACGTGTACGGAAAAAGTAGCCCCTGTCCACTTACCCAAAAGTTAAATTTCAATTTTCAAATAGGGCGGGTATCTATATTTTTTCAAACACTCATACAATTATCTTTCTTCAACATTCACTCTTTTCTTTATTGCATATTCTTTCTTGTGTTTCTTCTCTTTCATATCTCTATAGTCTTTATACTCTTCTTTCTTTCTACTCTTCTTATTCTTCATAGGTATTCTATTGCTCATTGCTATTACCTCTATATGATGAATGATGTACTTATGAAATGATAATCACTTGATACAAAAGAGTTTGCTGTTGAGTTCATTATCTTTATTAAACCATCAGTACTTATTTTATATGTATCTATATAACCACCCGTTCTAGCTTGTACATAATACACTTGCTTTCCTGTTGGTCTATATCCTTCGGGTAATACACCAATCTCTCTTGCCTTTGTTGTAACTCCCTTTACTGCTCCCTCAATGAATACTATGTTTCCTTGTTTCTTACATCTAACAGGATAAGTAGTTGAGTTATGTACTGTAATCCCACTCTTTAATGTGATACTACTATATCCACTATCTAGTATTGGAATACATTTGCCATTAAATGTGATCTTGTTTTCTTTTATCTGTAAATAGTTATTTGTTGTTACAACTCCATCTTTTGCTATAACTCTTCTCATTACTCCTGTTGGAGTTAAAAAGGTAAAGTGTAATTCACTATTGGTATGATATACATTAATTAAAAAGTATTCGCTTGTTGTTCCTATATCTGTTTGAGTAGTATATCTATATTTACCCGTCACCTTATAAAGCCCATTTGTTAAGTTGTCAAAGATAATAACATTGTTATCAGTTCCTTTTAATAAAGGTAAATTGCTTCCTACATTGTTTATCATTCCTTTTAATACTCTGCCTTGATTGGCGCTCAATGCATCTGTTACTGATGTGCTATTCAAATTATCAATAACGTTTATAATTGCTCTGCTTTCCATATACATACCTCCTTTATAATTTATTCTTGTATGCACTAAGGAACTATCAAGTGAAAGGAATAGCCTTAATAGTTCCATACTAAATACAAATAGGACTTACATATTAAACATAGAAATTATAAGAAAGGAGAATATTCACAACACGTTTAATAATGCCCACTATTTGAATACTAAGGTTGATACTTCTTAGCATAATCATTTATATACTTTGTCCACTCTTCTATGTCTCTGCCTTGTGGATTTTCATATAGTCTTTTTAGACATTCTTCTTTAGGAGTATCAATATGAATAACTTCATCTACTCCCAACTTATCAATGATTCTTTTTCTTTCCATCACATAAGGACATGTGGTAATAACCCATGCATTAAACCATGAACCTCTTCTAGTTTTGATTATTTCATATATAGCACGCTTGATATCAAATACAGGTTCTTTCAATCTATTAGGCTTGATGTATCTTTCATTCAAGGAAATCATCTGCCATATTGAATCCATATCACATACTATATCATCTACTCTTTTATTCTCTCTTACAAATGTTGTCTTTCCACTGCATGAATTGCCGTGTACTAGTATAACTTTGCTTTGATAGAATCCAAACCTTTCATGTATCTCATTATGTGACTTATGAGACACAATCATAATGTTATCGGGATTTAATGAAATGTTAGGATCATTCACGTTTGTTAGATTCAATTCTATCTTGTGATGAAAGACCATGTCATATTTTCTATAGATTGGGTTTCCTGTGTACTCGTCAATAATATCACCATTTTCATTTATTCGTTGTGATATTATGTATTTCTTTAAGTCGCTCCATTCCTTGCTAGAATAGAATTGATTTAAGTTTGTAAAGTATCTCATATATCACCCTTTAAATTGCAAACGATATTTCAAACGGTAGCCATGCAGTAGTTGGAACTTTTGCATTTGCTGTTGTTCCATATCTAGCAATGGTTACAGTTCCATTTGTATTTACTGCCAAACACCAAACATTTTTACCCGAACCTTGACATATTTTAACTATTCCATAAGTTGTTCTATATCCTGTTGGTAATGTGAATATTACCTTGCCTGTTGCGCTTGCTTCTAGTTCAGTACTTGGAGATACGCACCCACGAATATAAACAACACCGTTCTTTTTTCTGTATCTTGGCTTGTTATCGCTATTGTTTGCATATGGTATGAAATCGTTTGTTAATGTTGCATCAATCCAACCTGTATCATCTAAATCTTGATATGTTGTATTTGTGATTGAATATCTTAATGTTCTTGAACTATCAATTACTGTTGCATATGTCACTGAACTTGATTTATCAATCATCACATAAGCGAATGGATCAACTCCACTAATACCACTCTGATTAGAGTTACATTTGAAATACCCTTTAATCTTATATAATCCACTGTTTAAATTCCTTAATATGATTGGACTTTTTACATTTAGGCTTTCTTTATAAGTAAGTAAACTATCTAGTTGTTCATCAATATCACTAATTACATATAATTCATTTGCTTTCAATAAATTACTAGCCTTAGCACTTTTATATTGTGCCAAGGTTAGTTTGTTTATTGTAGCGCCATTTAATGTTTGTGCCATATTACCAAATGATTGTTTTAACTGTAGGCACTGTAATATTTACTTCTTTATTTGTGATTGTTTGAGCAACTCCATTTACTTTAATAGATTCTAGTTTGTTTGCCTGTGCGTTTGATGGTGCATGTGCCTGTTGTGAATGAGTGTATGCAGTATCATAATGGCTTTTTAATGTGTCTGTTAAGTCATTTGTAACTGTTGGGATTTCACTCTTCAATGCATAATTAGTTAAATCAATTGATGTATCACCAATCTTTTCCCATTTGTTATTCACATATAAATATTCATCATAGATATTGTTTGTTTCTGTTTTTGACTTTGGTACTAAATAAATAGTCTTATTACTAATGTTTGATGTTGGTAATGCAGTAACTACTGATACATTCAACGTTGTAATGCCATTGATTAATTCGTTTACTTCTGTTTTAGAATATGTATTTGTCTTTAGATAATAGTTTGTTAAATCATTTACGGCTTTTGTAACAAAGTTAACATCATTTGATAATTCACTTAGTTTAGTAGGATTCTTTTGTGCTCCTGTTTCAATGCCATTTAATTTAGTCTTTTCATCACTTGTATAAACATTATCATCTGTGAAAATCCATATTTCTTGTTCTTGCATTGTTGGTGTGATCGTACCGTTTGCAACATTTGTATCATACAACGCTTTTGTTATCTTATTAATTCTTACTTGATTTAATTCCTGTGACATAATAGTTACCTCCTTTTACACTCTTTTTGTATAACTTAATTTAATCCAACCTACATTTGATTTAAGTCTTCCCCAACCATTTCTTTCTTCAACAATTGTGTATCTATATGGTTTCTTGACTTTTGTAACAATGCTTGAATTTGTTGTTGGTTCTTTTCTTACATGTAATACATCTGCGGTTACTTCTACAATGTAATTAACATTATTAGATGTATTTGTTGTGTTACCTGTTTCAACACTCTTATTTAAAATTCCTTCAACAATTGCTTTAGCACAATTTTCAGCATTCCAATGTGCTTTATCTTTCGCATTATCAACAAAGCAACATTCAACTAAAAGTGCTGGTGATTTGGTTTTTCTTAATACATATAACTGTGTAGATGTTTTAACACCTCTATTTCTAATACCTAAAGTGTTAGAAATCTTTTCTGCAATTCTAGTTGCTTCGTCTTTTGCTTTTGACTTATTGCTATATACATATACCTCTGTTCCTGTTCCACCTCCTGCATTTAGATGAATAGATACATCTAAATCAACAGAATGTGAATTACATTTGTTAACAATTGCTCTTAGATTTGCATTCTGTGAAGTGCTGTTATCATCTGTGCAATCATAGACAGTATGACCATTTGCACGTAACAGTTCTATTACTCTATTCTTTACTTTTCTATCTTCATTCACTTCATCAAGATAGCCACTAGCACCACGACATTTTAAGGAATGTCCACCATGTACATTAATTCTCATAATATTACCTCCTACCAAATAATAGTTTTGTAATTACTTACATCAATAATATTGTTTTCTAATTGAATAACTCTTAATTCCAATGCTTGAATTGCTTCATTTAACACTCTTCCCATGTTTGCAGATAAAGCATTATTTTTATCATGACTTGTTAATTCATCATAAACCTCAATCATCATACCACCTTGCTTTCTAGTGCTTCTATTCTACTTACTAAATCACTTATTGAAACACTCTGTGAATCATAATCATTTTCAGTTATAGAATAATATTGAATTTGATTGTTATAAGCGAAAAACAATTGAATGTAAGATGTTGTTGATGTTGTCGCTACATAAGCAACCAATGGAATTTGTGCAATAATGCTTTTAGGCGCTCCCTCATATGCTTTGAAATATCCATGTAGCATATAAGCACCACTTTGAAGACTTTTCAATATAACAGGATTATTTTTATCCATGCTTTCTATTACTTCTATAGGCTTGTTTTCAAGTACATTGTAATCACTTGTTCCACCTGTTACCGTCTTATACTGTCCATCATTTGCAAGGTACTTTGTTCCGTCTCCACTTGTATCTACAATGTTTTTCATCTCGTCAAGTGTCTTTTTCGCTTCACTGATGAAGTCGGGATTTTCTTTTTGAAGCGTTTCACTTGCATTAATGCTATCCATCACATAGAACTTGTATGTATATGACTTAAATACATAATTATCATCATTTCTTAACACAACTTCACATTTCAATTCACCCTTAGAATCTAGAAGGCTGTTAACCATTTCAAATGTTGCGTTATATGTTCCATCTTCTTTGTCTTTTAATTCTAATGGCTTGCTTACATACTTCTCACCGTTAGACTTTTCAAACTCTAAATATAAATCCTTATCACCTAACAACGAATCAACATTTATTGATAGGATTGTTGATTTATTCTCATTTGTTTTACCAATGATATGTTGGTCACTTGATACGATCCTATCATTACTGATTGATAATGTTATAACCATAATTAAGCCTTCTTAGGTCTGCCACGTTTTGGCTTTGATTCTTCAACCTTTGGTTCTTGTTCTTCAACATTTGGTTCTTGTTCTTCATTGTTTGGTTCTTGCTCTTCACTGTTTGGTTCTTGTTCTTCCACAAAATAACAAAATGGTTTTTCGTCATATGTTGTTGATGTTAGTACTTTTGCTCTTTCTTCATCAACTTCAATAATTTCATCTTTTTCAACTGTTCTATTTAGTAATAAATCTTTGTATCTTAAATTTGCTTTTACTTTCATTGTTTTATCTCCTTATAAATTAGTAGCCTTATTTACAATAAAATGGACTTTACAACCTTTTTCAATTGCTTTAGTCAATGTGATGTTTGTGTTGTTTTTATTTGTGTATTCTGTGTTATCTAATCTCATACCGTTTATATAGACTTCAAGAATATCTGCACCATACCTGTATTGAGAAATATTAATAGGAATAGTGCTTACATCTCCTGTTGCAGTATAAGTTGATTTATATTGAACCAACTTAATTGCATAATCATGCGTATGATTTTTTAATGCAAATGTATTTTTTAATACACTCCACAAATGTTTTAATCCCGATTCATCAAGGTAGTTTGACATTTATATTCACCTACTTACAAATGGTATCAATATCATCATTTGATAACGAATTGATAACAAATAATCCTCCTAATGCGTCCCATGCTTCTCCTGTCCATGCAACGTTTGTTCCTGCTGGTCCGTATGCACTTGCATCTGTTAAATTATACGTATCACCTACAATCTGATTTGCTGTTGGCAATGAAGCACTTGTAATAGAACCTTTGTATTTATATAAACCTGCTAAATCTGTTTTCAATGCATAGGAACTTGCAGATAGAAAGCCGTCTAACTTCTTTTTATCTGTTGAAGACATCAAACCATTTACTGTTTGTGTTGCTGTTGAATACGTTGTGTTTGTGCTTGGGATTCCTAAAGCAGTGATATCTGCTTTTGATACAGCAGTAGTTGCACTTACATGTCCTTTAGTATCAACAGTAATCTTATATAATCCGCTATTGTGAGAAGCGTATGTAGGGTGTACATATTTATTTGCACCTGTTTCAATTCCATCTAATTTTACTTTATCGCTTGCGATCATTAACCCGTTTGTTGTAGTTGTTACAGGGTTATATTTTGTATCATTTGGAGTAGCCCATGTTCCATCTCCACATAAGAATTTCCATTGCTGACCTTTCTGTGGCGCAGGAACTAGTCCATGCGTTCCGTTTGTGTCTGCTGTTGCCCCCACCATATCAGAATACGTTGTATTTGTTGGAGTAGCCCACGTTCCATCTCCACGTAAATATTGTCCTTGCGTACCTTTAGCAGGTGCAGGAACTAGCCCACTTTTTCCGTCTGTGTTCGTTGTCGCTCCTGTCATATTTGAATACGTTGTATTTTCGCTTGGTACTCCTAAGTTAGTAATATCCGTTTTTGTTACGGCAGTGGTTGCACTTACATGTCCTGTAGCATCAACGGTAATTTTATACAATCCATTTGTTTTAGGAGTGTATGATGGGTGTACATAGTTGTTTGCTCCTGTCGCAATTCCATCTAATTTCGTTTTATCACTTGCAGACATCAAACCATTTGTTGTAGTTGTTGCAGGGCTATATGTTGTATTTGTTGGAAGAGACCATGTACCATCTCCACGTAAGTAATAGTATTGTTTGCCAATTTTTGGTGCGGGAACTAGTCCATGTGTTCCATCTGTTTCTGCTGTTGCTCCTGTCATGTCTGAATATGTTGTATCTTGTGACGGAATTCCTAAAGCGGTGATATCACTCTTAGAAACATTTGTAGTACTTGAAACATGACCTTTTCCGTCAACAGTGATTTTATAAAGCCCATTTGTTTTAGCAGTATAACTTGGGTGCGTGTAATTGCTTAATCCTGCTAGTTTATTCTTTTCTGCTGTTGTGTAATCGTTTGTACTTAGACCTTTACCACTCTGTTGTGCCACAAACGTTCCTTTTATCTTACTCCATAAATAGGTTAACCCATTTTGATCTAAAAATTTTGACATTATTTCATCACTCCTTTATTTTTTTTATTTGCAAATAGAATCTATATCAATGTTTGTTATTGCTTCAACCGAATCTCCTTTAGTCATTTCAATAACACCTTTTGAAGATACAGAAATTGTATTACCAATCTGAACAACACCTAAATTTTCATGGCTTGTGATAGGTATATCATAAGGACTATCTGAAGTATCTAGAAGCCTTCTAACCAAGAATATTCCATCAAGGTAATTAACCATTATTTCACTATCATCTAATAGCAGTTTTTCAGTCTTGAATGTAAATTGTGTTCCATAACCATCTACATACTTGACTTTGATATACATCATACCAATCTCTTTGTATAGAAAAAATGGAAGTGTATAATATAGAAATTTATCATCTTTTGTATAATTCGTTATTTGATACGTTTTACTATTTGTTTCGATTTGTAAATATTCAACCTCTTTTAGTTGAAGCCTTACCTTGATTTCTATTGAATTATCACCACAACCCATTGAAGTAGAACCTGTGCAAGTTCCTTCTAGACAATCGAGATCGCATATATTTCTCATTTTTTTATACCTTTATACATTTTCTGCAATAAGCCATACATCTAACTGAATCTTAGTGATGTTTGAATAATTCATTCGACCACTATTGTTCGAACCTGTCTGTTTCAACTGCATATATAATTCATAAGTATCACTCCATACGTTGAATACAACAGGCACATCATAGTTCTTACCATTAGATGTTATAATGCACGTTGCATGTTGAGTACCAATGTTTGGCGCTCTCCAAGGAAAGGCACATACATTTCTAGGGGCATACAATTTGAATGCATTATATCCATTACTATTAAGGTTATTGACAGGTTCGTCAAATATAATTCTATATATATTAATATCTCCAAGACATTGACCAAATATTGTTCCGTTAAAAGTGCCACCATTTAATCTAGTGCTTAATTGTCTTCTATCTATACAATTGCTTCCTGTGCCAAGAATATATCCTTTTAAATATTCAGCAATGCTTTCTTGCCCCCATTCATTTGGGTGAAACCAATCTGAGGACATCATATCCTCAAATGATAGAATGTTTTCAGCATTTGGAACTACTACAAATGGTTTGTTGGTGTAAGTTGCAATAGTTTTATAAATCGGTAACATATCATACTTTAATCCATATTGGTTACCGCTGTTTTTGAAATCTACTCCAAATGGAGCAAAATGTATAATTGCATTTGGATATGTACTTTCAACATATGATATTAAAGTGTTAATATTTGATTTTACAGTGTCATTCTTTCCTCTGTATGATAACTCATTACATCCTCCACCAATCAATATATCTGTAATTATATTTTTATTGGATACTTGATTTTCTACTCCTTTCAATAATGCTAAATAGTTATTTGATGGATCACTAAAACTTGCCCCACCTCTATAGTTAATAAAAATATTATCAGCATTTGCATGACAATTAACCAATTTTGATTTCAACCTATTACACCAACCTGTTATAATTCCGTTCGGTGTATAACCTTGGCCGTATGAGTCGCCAATAAAAATATAACCTTTACTTGAAATAGGCATACTTGATTTAATATCAACAGTTTCTTTGTCGTATGTTTCAATCAAACATTTGTTATCACATATTCCATATACTTTTTCATGTGCCATTATTTTACCTCCTTTTAAATATTCCAATCTTTATCATCTGCAAGTTTCTTCTTTAACTCTAATTCTGCTTGCTTTAGTTCATAACTATCCCAATCATTTTTCCAATTATCCTTATCATAGTTCTTGAGTAATAAATGTAATGCTCCTGTGTCTCCGTCAACTTCTTTTGTTGTTATTTCAGTATGCTTTCTAGTAGAACCATTTTCATCTTGAGTAACATATGTTTTCTTGGTTTCTAGAGTATGTTTAAATGCTTTCTTTATCATTTCACTTCTTAAATCTAAAACTAAACTTGATCGCCCTTTTTTTAAGGCTTCTTTTAATTCCATTTTTTCTTTATGAACATTGAAAGCACTAACTGAAATTCCTAACGCTTCACATATCTGTTTTTCAGTAGCACCACTTTTAACCCATTCTTCTATTTTATTTATATTTGGAAATATGACAGTGTCATAAACGCTTTTTCTTCCTCTTTTAGACATTCAACATCATACTTTCACATCTCCTTTTTTATTCATATTTACATCATTATTCTATCATATTTCACTATTTGAATACATATATAATTCAAATTTTTAACAACTAAAAAAAGACAGTGAATATTTCACTGCCTTTTTTGGGGAAAAGTTTCCAAGATTGCATGAAAAAATTGGTACACCTAGAAGGTTCTGCCCCTCCGTTTATCCCTTATAAGGAGACCACTCTACTATTGAGTTATAGGTGTATACGGTGTTGAATTGAGGATTCGAACCCCTGTCCTCTAGTCTCCACGACTAGATATTCTACCTTTGAACCATATCCAACAGTTATAAGCACCGTTTTAAAGTGCTTATATAAAAATAACTTAAGAAATCGAGTTAAAGAACATGCATACTTACAACTATTCGTTGCAAGTATTATTATACTCATTTTCATAATGTTTTCAATATTTTTTAAATAAAAAAAGGTGATTTCTCACCTTATTCAAATCTTATTTCCATTCCGTCCATCCATGAATTTATTTCGTATGGATCATTCATGAAACTTTCTTTTGCTTCTTTAATTCTTCCTTCTACTTTTTCATTTCCAAATAATTCCCTTGCTTTCTTTTTTGAAATTCTCTTTCCATTTAAATAAATTCTTGTTCTCATTTTTATGTCCTCTCTCTTTCTTTCTTTATATACTTATTATACTATATGTATTACATATATACAAGTAGTTTTACTTGTTTTTGCAACAAAAAAAGGAACTATATTATATATAGCCCCTTTAAAAGGAATAACCCTTTTTATGTGTTTTGGAGGACACACAACCAAAATGAAAACAAGTAAACCAAAACGACAAACTAATGACAACCAAAGTGAGGTGTCCTATTCACCTCAAATAACATTATACATGTTTTTACATTTTTTACAACGAACATTATACATATTTTTACATTTTTTACAACGTAAAAAAAGA